TATGAAGCAGTATCTGAGGAATTAGCAGATGTATATCTATGGATTGGCAATATTGAAAGTTCTATAGGAATTGACTTATTGCCAAAAGCTGAGTATGTTAGAAGTAAGCTTCAGACGTATTCAAAATATTTAGAAATCGCAATCGAGAATGGTCGTGTCGACAGCTGATACTGTAGTAATATTTGATGGTGACATGGTATTGCATGAAGGCTCTCGTAGAATTCTAAAACCAATATATGAGGTTAAGAAGAAAGAACTAGCAGAAGCGACAGGTGTAGATGTTTCGGAGATAGCACTCGAAGATATATCTTTTGGCTATGATGAGGTGCATTTCTTAATAAGAAAATCTGCGAAATCTGTAATGGATTTAGTTACAGAGATATGTGAGACATATTTTACAGATGAGTATTTATTTGCCGTCAAGTCCTCTACTAACTTTAGATCAGAAATCTTTCCTGATTACAAGCTTTCTAGACAAGACAGGAGTCCTGATCGCTATCAATGGGTTGCTTTGCTAACTGAGTACATGGAACATGAATTCCCTGAATTTATGGTGAGAGCGGATTGGATGGAAGCAGACGATCTGGTGCGAATATGGGCAGAACAGTGTCGTGCTATTGGAAAGCCTTTTGTTGTATGTTCAGGTGATAAAGATCTCAACTGCATAGAAGGTCGCCACCATAACCCTATAAAAGGTACGAGGCATACTATAAGCCGTGAAGAAGCCTTAGCGCTATATTATGGTCAAATGCTACAGGGTGACTTAGTAGACCATATTCCCGGATTGCCTGGTATTGGTCCAAAGACAGCTGATAAGCTAATCAAGAGTGTACCTGCTGGAAATGAACCCGCTATGCAAGAGTTAGTTGTTAGCATGTATATCGATAAGTATAAGAATTTGTGGGCGGAGTACTTGCTATCAAATGCGAAATTGCTACACATACTACGACACCCTTCTGATTTCTTTTCTTTTGATGAGTGGCCTGTAGCAAAGGAGATGCGATGAATAATGGTGTATGGAAATACGACCGCCAAATGGGACAAAAACCTTATCTAGGCTTTGTATACATAGTGCATGATAAGTGGGCTAAACGGTACTACATTGGTAAGAAGTCCTATAAAGTTAAAAGAGGCTTGAAGAAGGGAGAAGAATCTGATTGGAGGACTTATAAGACTTCTTGTAAAGAGTTGAAGGATCATCTGGCAATCAGACCTGCTTCTGAATTTGACTTCATTGTCTTAGGCGAATGTACTACATTGGGCGGGCTAGCATGGGCTGAGACTTTTCTTCAAACACTCTCTTGTGTACCGTTATCAAATGAATTTTATAACACAAGGATTGAGAGTATAACTTTCAAAGTAAATGAGGAGATTAATAAGGTTATTGTGAAAAATTGGAATAGCTTTTGGAAAGCGATTGGCAAACATGAGCACTTATTGATATGGGAACGATAGTTGTAGCTGATCAACCTTGTCCCAAGTGTGATAGTAAGCAAGGCTGGAAGATATACGATGACGGCTCTGCTTATTGTTACGCTGCGGATTGTGGTCATTATGAGAGACCTGGTCACTTTGATTTAGATGGAAATGTTAGAGATAAAACTGGAGATGCTCCCAGAGCCCCTGTAAGTCCTAAGGAGTTACGGCCACCGTTCAATCCCGATGCATTCAAATCGCATGCCATTAGAGATCGGAAGATATCAAAAGAAGTTGCCGCATTTTATAAGGTGACTTTGGCATTTAATGAAGATGGCGATATTACTCATCATCATTATCCGTATGCGTTAGATACATGCTTTAAGGTGAGACGTGTAGCTGATAAGAATTTTTATTGGGCAAATGGTAAATCATCTAATTTATTTGGAATTGATCGATTTCAACCTGGTGGAAAACGTCTAGTAATCACAGAAGGTGAAATAGATTGTCTTAGTGTAGCTCAAGCATCTTTCGAGCATTACAATAAATTCTATCCTGTAGTTGCCCTATCATCCTCCTCGATTGCTCACAAATCTTCAATGGCTCATCGAGAATTCATACGATCATTCGATGAAGTTGTAATAATGATGGATGAAGATGAGGCTGGTGCAGAGGCTGTTTCAGAACTGCTGAAGGTTATTGGGTATGACAAAGCAAGAAAAGTAAAGTTACCGCTTAATGATGCGTCAGATGTATTGCGAAATTTGGGTGCCAAAGCTCTTATGCAGTCTGTATTTGATGCTGCTAGAATAACTCCTGCTGGCATTTTAACAGGTGATCAGGTATGGAAGCAGCTAGTCGAATACAACTCCCGAAAATCTATACCGTATCCACCATGTATCGGAGGTGTTAACGCTAAGACCAAAGGGAAGCGTGGTGGTGAGATTGCGCTGTTTATATCAGGAACCAGTACAGGTAAGAGTACGGTATTGAGAGAAGACTTAATACATACTTTGGAAATCACTGATGATATGGTCGGTGTAGTTTCTCTGGAAGAAGCTCCAGCTGAGACTGGTAGGAAATTGGCTGGCATGGCCATCAATCGAAATCCTGCTTATGAGGAAATACCGATCGAAGATCTTAAACAAGGTTTTGATGAACTTTGGAAAGATGACCGGATTGTCTTATTGGATCATCAAGGCTCTATTGATGATGAAGGTATTGTAGACAAACTAGAGTATATGATATTGTTAGGTTGTAAACATATATACTTGGATCATATTACGATACTTGTATCTGAAGGTGCAGGCGATCTTACCGGTAATGAAGCCATTGATAAAGTAATGAATGACTTATTACGTCTCGTGAAGAAATATCCAGAAGTTTGGATAGGACTTATATCGCATTTACGCAAAGCCTCATTTGGTGGTAAATCATTTGAAGAGGGTCGGATGCCTTCCTTAGATGACATAAAAGGTTGTTTAGCGCTTAATACCAAGGTATTGTTATACAATGGAAGCAAGATTCCTGTACAGGATGTAGATGTTGGAATGCAACTAATGGGTGACGATGGTACTCCTAGAAATGTATTAAGACTCGCTAGAGGGGAGCAGCAGATGTATAGGATTAGTATGAAGACTTCTAAAGATTCTTTTATATGTAATGAAGATCATGTGCTGACGCTTTCACACAACAACCGTATCTTTGATATTTCTGTAAAGGAGTTCTTAGAAAAATCTGCCAACTACCAAGAACGTTGTAAGATGCATTATTCCTCTGGATATGAGTTACCTAAAAGAGAATTGTTAATTCCACCATATGCATTCGGAGCATGGCTTGGTGATGGCTCAAAATCCGCATTTAGGATCATGGATGCAAGTGAGCTGGGCATTGCACAAAGGGTTGCTGATGAAATTGAGGCTAAGATTTCCTGGCCTAATAACCGTAAAAGAGAGTATGTCAACTTCATAACGAATGAAAAAGGAGAGATGTTGGAGAAGTTAAGAAGTCTTAACGTGTTGAATAACAAACATATTCCTGTGCAGTATCGTTATAGCTCTATCGAAGATCGCTTACAACTGTTAGCTGGACTACTAGACACTGACGGTTCTTACTCTAATAGAGACGAGAATTTTTACTTTTACCAAAAAGATTACAAACTTGCAAGTGATGTTCGTGATATCGCTAGGTCCTTAGGTTTGTATAGCAACTTACGTGCTCAGACTATAAAGGGTGCTTATAGTTCAAATGGCACTATTATCTATCAAGTTATGATATCTGGTAATATTTCAAAAATACCTTGTCAAAAGTCTAATAAGGTTCTGAGAGCATGTGATGCGTTGAAACGAGGCATAATTGTAGAGAAGCTAGATAAACAGCCTTACTATGGTTTTGTACTCGATGGTAATTCCCGTTTTCTACTAGGTAATCATATAATAACTCACAACTCAGGCTCAATCAAGCAAATCTCATTTGATGTTATCGGATTTGCTAGAAACTTAATGGCTGAGACTGTTGAAGAAAAGAACACAATGCAATTTTCAGTATTAAAATGTAGATATACTGGCTTAACTGGAATGGCTGGAGCTGCAACTTATAAAATAGCTACTGGTCGATTATACCCAGTGGATACCCAAGTAACTTCATTTGATTAGGAGGATTCATGTCTACCAATAAATACTATGTACTAGCTGAAAGAGAAGGTATAATCTTTGACTCTGCTAATACTTTTGCAGATGCCCTCGATATAGCAAAGGAAGCCGCCGCTACAGAACAGATGAGAGGCAAATGTGTTCAAATAGCGAAGGTTGTAGAAAGTATTGTGTGTGAAAATAGCTTCAAGCGTATTCCAGCAAGCTTGTCAGATACGCCTGATAGCTTACATTCACTGACTGATACGGATTAATCTAGTGGATGTACTCATTTCGGGCACATTGTTCTTTCTAGTATACATCAACTTCGGAAGAGGTATTGGCGAAGATTTCTTCAAGATCTCTAAACGCTATGGAAAATTTGCAAGACTTATATGGATATTGTTTTGGCCCTTAGTGTTGTTGGCACTAGCGGTGTGTTACCTGTGAAATATATAATTCAAGATTAGAAATGGAAATAAGAAAATTAACTGTAGAGTTTGAAATCCTTATGTTGACAGTTGATAATTTTGACCAAATGGTCAGTTTCGTTAACGGATCGATAAAAGGTACTAGGTTGCCTCCTATAAAACGTGAGATAGAGTATCGTGGGTTGAATGATGAAGAATGTCGCATATGTGTAGGTGATGTTGCTTTTAAATCACGACTCGGCATATTTCACACTTCCACACATGCCTTGCTGTATACTCTAGGCATGCCAGAATTTAACGATCTTATATATGCTAATAAATCTACAAGGATTTAAGCTGACAAATGAAAGTCGACACGAAGCTGCTGCTTTTAGTAATGGTATTTGTAGCTGGTACAAAGGTAATGCAGCAATAATATATGGCAAGTCAGATTCAGAAATTGCATATATAGGTGATTGGTTATTGAAAACAGAATTAGGTGTATTCCATATGACAGATGATAGTATAATGAATGCCCTGGGTTTGCAGTGGGATTTGCAATCCGGTCCAACAACCATGGATGAAATACAATTGCTAATGAAAGAAAAGGTATTGAATGCAACTAACTATTAACGATTTGCCAAAAATTGAGACTCCGTGGTCTACTGTCGGTTACCTTACCTACAAGCGAACATATAGTCGCAAAATGGAAAACGGTCAGCAAGAAGAATGGCCGGATACGATATTACGGATAATAAACGCCTCTGAAACCCAGCTAGGCGGTGTCTTCTCGAAAGATGAAGCAATAAGGTTAGCAGAATATATGCTACAGCTAAAAGCATTTCCTGCTGGCAGATTCTTGTGGCAATTAGGAACTCCTACAGTTGATCGTTTAGGATTATCTTCTTTGCAAAACTGCGCGTTTAAGGTGATAGACAGCCCTGTCAGACCTTTCTGTTGGGCCATGGATATGCTAGGATTAGGCTGCGGTGTAGGTTTTAGCATTCAACGACAATATGTTGAAAAGCTACCTCCTGTTAAATCTTGGTTTAAACCCCCTACACGAGTTGATCACGGTGGTGCTGATTTCATCATACCAGACTCGCGTGAGGGTTGGGTAAGGTTCTTAGGTAAGACCCTGAAAGCAGCTTTCTTGAGTGATTCTGCTGAGAAGGGAACCTTTACGTACTCAACACAAGCTATACGTGGTAAAGGTACACCAATCAAAGGATTTGGCGGGGTGGCTTCTGGGCCTGAAGATTTATGCAGAGGTCTTCAGCAAATTTCAGAAGTCTTGATGAAACGTCGCGGTCGTAGTGTAAGGCCTATCGATTGTTTGGATGTCATGAATATCATTGCTGCAATAATAGTTGCAGGCAACGTTAGGCGATCTGCTTTGTTGTGCATTGGTGATCCTGATGATATTGAATATTTGTTGGCCAAACGTTGGGACTTAGGCAATATTCCACCTTGGCGCGCTATGAGTAATAACAGTGTTGCTTGTAGCGATCTAGAGGATTTGCACGAATACTTCTGGGAAGGCTATAAAGGCAATGGAGAGTGTTATGGTCTGATAAACCCAGAACTCTCTAGAAAAGTTGGTAGATTAGGTGATACTAGATATCCTGATCCAAAAGTAGTTGGATATAATCCGTTTCACTAGCAGGCGGATTTAAAATGACGTGAATTCGGGGAACACCTCACGTAGGCAATCCCGAGCTAAGCTAGACCCGCCAAGTTGTATATTAACTGACATGACTACTAGAGGAGTGTCATAAATGCGTCAAGTGATTTTTAAACAAACACCTATAAATACTCAACCAGCTGTAGGCTCTCTTATGAGGAGTCGGCTTACAGGTGACTTTATAAACATAGTTCTAAACATCTCTGATACATTATTTGATGATGATGGTTTTAAATTCAGATTCATTCAGAGTGTTCGTTATGCCAAAGTGTCTAAATCACTTTCGGATAACGATACAGCAAATGTGACATATTTAGATGGAACACGCTCACGAGCTAATAACAAAAGATTTAAGTTAAAACAGAAACCTTGGCGGGTTTAGAAAGTGTAGAGACTATCGAAATTCTATAGGAGAGTGTTAATGAGAAGTATATGCCCAAACTGTAGTGGTACGGGAAAAGATCCCAAAGTAAAACAGCCTAAACCAGGAGACGGTGTAATCTACTGTACCCATTGTAATGGTGACGGCAATGACACCTGGGCAGACTTTTTAGAGAACTCAAATCGTAGAAGAGTAGAGTACACCCAAGCGGGTGGAAGCGCGTCACAAGATGATATAGTCCGATCTGCATAGTGATATGTAGCAGTCGAAAGACGGGCACGAATTAGCGAATCGTGTTGAACAAAATGGTGCAGAACAAAGTTTGGAAGATTTTGAAACATGCTGCCTAGCAGATATTAATCTTCCAGCTATTACTAGTTTGGGTGAGTTCCTTGATATATCCCAGCTGGTTTATCGATTAAATAAACACAGTCTGATGTTAAGCAGCCATCAGAAAGAAACAGAAGAAGTTGTACATCGTAATTTGAGGATGGGTATTGGATTAACTGGTATTTGTCAAGCTTCTGACTTACAGATGGGTTGGTTGAATGAAGCTTACGAGTTCCTACGTACAACTGATGAAGAATACTCAGCATTACGTGGTTGGCCTACTAGTATCAAACTGACAACTGTAAAACCTAGTGGTACCTTATCATTACTGCCCGGTGTTACCCCCGGTATCCATCCTGGATTTGCTCAGTTTATGCTAAGAAGGATACGGATAGCTGCTGAACATCCGTTAGTAACAACTTGTACTGATCATGGTTATCCGGTCGAGTTCGCTAAGAATTTCGACGGTAGTTTGAATTATGGTACTTGTGTTGTTACATTTCCTTTCAGATATCCGGATGGTACGGTTCTGGCAAGAGATGTCACAGCTATTAAACAGTTGGAAATGATCAGTCGCTTACAAGCCAATTGGTCTGATAATTCAGTGTCTTGTACTGTGTATTATAAGCCGGAAGAATTACCAGCCATACGCTCGTATCTGGAAAAGAATTACACTAATGGTATAAAAACTGTTAGTTTTATGCTGCATTCTGATCATGGTTTCCTTCAAGCTCCTTATGAAGAAATATCAGAAGAGGCATATAATAAGCTTGTAGCAAGTACACGCGTGATTAACTCAGTACCAACTTGTGTTGAAGAAGAGTTGGCTGCGGAAGATTGCGAAAAAGGCGCTTGTCCTATTCGTTAATTAGTTGATCTAGCCCTCATTAATTTGGGGGCTTTTAACTTGGAGTTAGAATGAATAATTTCTTAGTGATTGAAAAGCATTGGTTTAAGCCGGAAGGGCTGCATAGTTTGGTACGGTTTCTCCATTTTGTCATAATAGTAGACCATGCTAACTACACCTTTAGCTACTTTAAGAATCGTTATAATGGAATCACAGATGTGCAGTTTTCGATAACAGATCTAGATAAGCATCTACAAGCAATCACGAGGAATAGTCAGCTTGAAATTAAGAAGCTTTTCTTTAATGCAGGTGTCTAATGGGAAGATGTGATAGATTTTACTATATATTTGAACGACATATTGGTTTTGGGGTGAGATGGTGTAATTTTTATTATCAACTCGAGATTTCTATTTCTATTCCCTTCATAACATTCGTAATAGGCTTGGGAAAGAAAAACGAAGATTGGTGGTAAATCTTTTACTAATTGGAGTGAATAAATGTTTATTGTTGATGTAACTACTGAAGATACACGATTAATGGCCAAATCTGAGGTTGGTGACCTATATTCGTGTACAATTCTCGACCATCTTACAGGAGAAACAGCATACTTTGATATAAATGCTGGTACATTAGGTACAGTTGTCTCTATGATGATTGCTGATGAAGAAGAGCAAACTCCTAAGAATACTGTATACGAATTTCTGGAAGAACTTGAATTACCTGTTAACTTGCGTCCAATACCTTAGGAGGTAACTAATGAATGCTGCTAATGTAGCTAGTACACATGATGATAATTTACAAGCGTATCTGTGTCCAGATTGTAAAGGTACTGGAAATAGTCAAACAGAGTGTGAATCCTTTTGTCAGTCTTGCCTTGGCTCTGGTGTAAATCCTGCTGTGTTTGATAAAGAGGATAACAAAGACCTAGATATATTTTTAGAGAATGATTTCCATGATGACTATGATGATTACGAGGATTTGTATGAGTAAAAATACAATTGGCTGGTTGTTAGTAATAATTGGGTGTTTAATTGTTTGTAGTTCTCTGATTATAATGGCTAATACTTCGAATACTATCTCATTCTCACGGACAGATAAAATAATAGTGTCTGCTGCTGTAATACGAGGTTTGAACTTACCACCCGAAGTATCTAAATTGAATATAGTATGTCCCCAGGCAAAGTGCACTCCTTCTGAGATAGTGCTTGTATCTAATGTGCTTTCAGGTTCTGTTGAAGAATCTAGTCTAATAATTAGTAAATTTAAAGAGGTGACTGGTGAACAGTGATTCAGTATTTATTGCTATTGAAGAGATTGCAGCTCATAAATCAAGATTAAAAAAGCAGCAATTATTGTCTCAGTATAAAGAAGATTCTTTCTTCAGTGAAGTGTTGAAGGCTACGTACGATCCTCATAGAGTCTTTGGCAAATTATTCATCTCTGATGTTCCTGGTAACGGTAATGAAATGTTATCGGTGAAAGATTTGAATCGACCATACTCAATGGATTTGCATTATTCTCTGACAAAAGCTTCTGGTATCCTTTACTCTAGGATTGTCAATAAAGATCTGAAAATGGGAGCAGCAATTAAGACAATCAACTCGGTGTTTGGAAATCTGATTGAAGAAATGCCATATATGCGTTGCTCCACTCCAGAAGAAGTTCCACTTGAAACTCTGAATTATAGTAAAGGCGATTGGGTGGCGCAACCAAAGAAAGATGGTCTATATGCTGAAAAGCGAAACACCGCCTATCTTTCTAGACAAGGTAAGGTGTTGTTTTATGAGGATACTCTAAAAATACCAGAGTTGCATAATAATTTTATTTGGCAAGGTGAATTGACGATCAAAGATCCTAACGGTGTTACAATTGATCGTGCGATTAGTAATGGAATGATCAACTCTATTGCCCAAGGTGGTGTACTACCGAGTGGTTTTGAGCTTGTGTATTCCGCATGGGATGCAATTAAAGATCACCGTACGGACTCTGCTCCATATGGTGATAGGCTGGCCCGTATTCCAAAACGACTATGTATCACAACATATCCAGTATCAAGTAACGAAGGTAGATTAGCACTACGTAAACATGTGGTAGATAGTAAGGAGGGTGAGGGTCTAGTTCTGAAGCACCTATATGCACCTTGGTTTTCAGGTACGTCGCGCTTGATGGTAAAAGATAAGGAAGTCCATGAGGTTTGTCTATGTGTAATCGGATTAATGGCTGGTAAAGGACGCCTGTCTGATACCTTTGGTTCACTAATTTGCGTGTCTGAGGAAGGCGACTTACGAGTCAATGTATCTGGCCTTACAGATGCTGAACGCAAAAAGATTGTTGATAATTGGAAAAAGTTTGAATACAGTGCAGTATCTGTCAAATTCAAGAATGTAATCAAAAACTCAAAAGGTGAGTATTCGTTGTTTGAGCCACGGTATGGTGGTGAGCGTTTTGATAAATCACCAGACTCACTGGAAGACATATTGAAAAGGTATCCATTATGAAATTGCAGTTTATTGCAGGTAACATAAATGCTGTTGTAGAAGCATTGTGTGTTGAACATCCCGATATACAAGATATTCTTCGTAATCATACCATATGTGCTGGAGGTGCTATCACAAGTATGCTGATGGGTACAAAGGTGAATGACTATGACTTCTACTTTGACAGCTTCGAGGCAGTAAGGTCTGTGTTAAGTTATTTTACCAAGAAAGAAAATGGTGTAGTTGGTTGGTATTCAGCGCCTTTCACTAATATAAAAGGTGAATCTGAAAGCCGAGTGTTTCTGCAAGCTGCTGACGGTATGGTTGCAACTGCTGAGAAATCAAAATATTCTGCTAGGTTCTTTTCGGATAATGCTATTTCTTTGAATGGCAAGGTGCAACTCATACTCAGATTCTATGGAACACCTGAACAAATATTCAAGAACTATGATTTCATTCATTGCACATGCTATTGGTCATCTTCAACAGGGATAGTAGCCCCAAAGAAAGCTCTCGAATCTATTTTGACGAAAGAACTCTATTATCAAGGTTCTTTATACCCGATATGTTCCATCCTTCGTATACGTAAATTTATAAAACGTGGTTGGAAGATCTCAGCTGGTCAGGTATTAAAGATGATACTGCAGGTATCAGAAGTAGATTTAACACACAGGGCTACTCTGCGTGATCAATTAGTAGGTGTAGATATGTTGTATCTAAAGGGGTTCCTGGATGCTGCATTGAACTCTGAAGATGAGAGCGTGGATTTGAACTTTATAACAGGACTCCTCGACGAGGCCTTTGGAGAAGAAGACTTTGAAGACATTAGTATTCAATCATAAAGTAGGCGATGTCCTTAAAAGTGAGATGGGCGCAGAACTCGCATTACTAAGGTTCAATCCTAGATCTCAAAGGATGATGCTTAAAGATCAAACAGGTCGTCTGTATTTCTATACGATGTGTGGTAAATCTATAGGGCGTATAGGATTCCCTGGAAACATTCCTATGAACGCCTCTTAAAAAACGCGCAGGTGCTCGCCCGAAAAAGAGGGTCACAGCACCCCGCCTGCCTCGCGGCTTTCACTGACTGATAAGTGTCGCTGCAAATTTTGTGCAATATTGGGCAATTGTCACGCAATTAATGCTATAACCCCTCAATAATCTAAATATAAAAGGTAATAACTATGTCTCAACCACAAATTTTCAATGCTGTTTGCGTACGTGATCCTAACACTGGTGCTCTGGTTGCTTTCGATACAAGAGCTGAAGCTGATATGTTCTTACGTAAACCGTTGATCACAAGTGCTTTGTTGGCGCTCGGTGCCGCACAAGACTTGGTAGATTGGCTGATTGACAACACTGATACTGTGTTGAATGCCTTTGGTACGGATACGATTCGTCGTGTAACCAAAAATGAAAAAGCTTCTCTGAAAACAGCGCTGGATGTAATCGCTACATTGAAAGATAAGCGTTTTGACTTCCTGACCACTAATGCGGAAGCAATCGTCACCTCATTCAAATGGCCTGCAACCAAAAAGATGTCTCCTGAAGAATCTGCGCTGGCAACTAAAAACACTTTGATGGCTGCCCTGGACAACAACGTTGATGTAGTCAGTTGGATCATCGCCAATAAAGATGCTGTCCTAAAAGCCTTCGAAGCCGGTGTCATTAAACGTGAAGTTGATCCAAAAGCTAAAGCTGGTCTTAAAATCTATCAATTGGCAAACGCCTTAGAGAAGATATTGGCTGGTAATACTTTCGAAACCGAAGAAGCTTTGGAAAATGCTGTTGCTGCAGCAATTGCTGACAAAACTATTGAACGCTTATATGATCTGGAGACAGGCGAAGCGAAACATGAATTCGATACTTACTTATCGGATGCTATGGTCAAGTTGAAAGATACCTTCTTGCCAGACGAATTTGAAGAAGAAGAAACCGCAGAAGAAGACGATTCTGCAGAATAAGACGTAATACCTTTCAAGCCCCCTCCCTGCGAGGGGGTTTTTTATTGACTTTGGAGTTATAAATGATAACAAAATTTCTTGCAATTGATCTCGAAACAACAGGTCTAAAACCAGCTGAAGGTGTAATTCTGGAAGCGTGTGCGATCCCTCTTTCAGAAGATTTACAAGAAACTGGTCCGCGTTTCAATGAAGTATTTGGGTACAAAGGTGTAAAAGCAGAGTTAAGTGAGTTCATCCTTAAAATGCATGGCCCCGAAGGTACTGGGTTGCTTGATGCCAGACCTACAAGCACTTTAGGTGAGTTTGAAGCTTGGCTAAAATTACATACGAGTACTGAGATACACCTATTAGGCAGTTCTGTTAACTTTGATAAAAACTGGTTAGAGCACCATTTTCCGAATGTTAAGTTTAGCCATCAAGTGCTGGATACCACGTCTCTGAAATTATTATATCCAATTCAAGTTGCGGAAGATAATACAGAGCATCGCGCAGAAGCCGATATTGAGTATAGTATTAGACTCGCAAAGGCTTACCGTCGTATGATGAAATTGGCGTTAGGCTAATGCTATTATATACAGATGGTTCTTGTAATCTAGTCAAAGGAGTTGGTGGCTGGGCCGTAGTGGATGGTAATGAGATGATTGTGCTTAAAAGTGGCTCAGCTATAGGTACCACCGTTACAAATAATAGAATGGAATTACAGGCAATAATTGAAGCGGTTAAGCTGGTCAATGAACCTAGTAATATCATATACACTGATTCCCAGTATGCTTGTAATGGTATAACTAAATGGTTTGCCAAGTGGGTCAAAAACAACTTCAAAACGGCATCAGGGTCGCCTGTAAAGAATCAAGATTTATGGATTGAGCTTAAGACAGCTTTAGTTTCAAAAACGCAAGAGGGTATCCATATAGATTTTGAGTGGGTACGTGCTCATAATGGGGATCTTGCCAACTCAATTGCAGACACTGCTTGCTATAATCAAATGTTGGCAGCTGCTGAATTAATCAAATCGAGGTAATAATATGCTTTCTAAATCACAAATCACAAGAGCGCTAGTTCCACTGCTGATGATATCTATGCCTGGTCCGGATATCAATGCTGAAATTTTGCGGTTGCGTAATACACCTTTTCATGATCGTACGAAACGCGGCGGACAAAGCAAAGGTAGTAAGAGGTATAAAGCATCTACTAATAAATTTATCCCACATCAAGGTATAAGAGAGTGTGCAAGACGCTTGGCTCAACGTGCAAAAGCGCAGTCATAGTGCTTTGGAGAGTATTTGTAACTTAGTTACAGGATTTGCGCTTGGAGTAGCAATCCAGGCGTATATCTACCCTTTATTTGGGATAGAGGTGCCTTTGTCACAAAACTGTATACTTGTTGCAATATTCTCTGCTGTGTCTTTGTTACGCTCCTATATAATAAGGCGTATTTTTAACAGGTTAGCTGTGAGGAGAATATGAAAATATTTAATGTATTAGTCAGAATGAAAGAGTTCTTGGAAGAGGGGTTGGAACAATATCTTCTGTGTGGTGATGATGGTATTGTCGAGGAGTTACTTCAAGAAATAGATTCTATTCCTGTGATGCAAACTATCGGATGGACAGCTGTGGATTCGCTAGGTAAACGGATGTTTACACTAACCCCACCTTCCGAGCAGATGATACGAATATGTAAGCTGGAAAAGATTCAAGAGGTTTACATGGAGTTGTCTGATGAGTCATGAGCTATTGAGAAGGGCACTCGAATGTCTTGAAGAACTTGGTCAATTTAATAGCGAAATTTGTCAAATTTGTAAAGATATCGAAGTAGAGTTGGCGAGGCCTGTTGATAAGCGGCTGTTATCACAATACAGAGAACAAATTGAGTCGCTTAAACTCACGATAATCGCTAAAGAGATTGATCTACGAGAGCGTGAGGCTGCTGTTAAATCATGGGCTGAAGCATTAGCCAAAGAACGTCTCAGTCATTCTGAAACGATGCAACAACTAATAAATCTTCAGAGATTATCTGGCTGCCAAAAGAACACAGGAAGATACAATGCTGAAATATAGAAATAAAAAGTCTGGTGAAATTTATATTAAACTGGCAGAAGGGACTGACTGTACAAACTCACGAGATGGGACTCCTGTTGTTATCTATTCTAAGGCAATACATGGTGAGCCTGTACGCGTTCGTGAGGCCGTAGAATTCCATGAAAAATTCATACCAATACTAGGAGGTCTTTAGTATGAATGAGACTCCTACGTTTATGGCTAATTTCTTTCCATGTGTTAGGAAGGGTTGGAAACTTCGTGGAATTGTCAATTACACAGCAAGGCAGCTTGGCGTGGAGCCTTATACAATTGTTGATCGTCCAAAAACGCCTACCAAAACTGACTACCAGAATATTCGTGATCCAATACGTTGGTTAGCATCTTATTTTCCTCTAGTATTCCATGCTTATGTAGAAGGTCTATCAGATAAACAACTGCTACATATATGGCGGTCTGTAGATGCAAAAGTAGGTGCTGATGTGAGAATGACCAGAGAAGAACGTAACGCTCGACAAAACGAAAAACGTCGCTCTACTAGTACCAGGTATGTGGCTGCTCGTGAGCTGAGTCCAGAATCTAATTGGAAAATCGTAAAATGAATCTACATGAATCAAATCCATCCATTTCAAAAGAGCATGCTCAAAGACTTGCCGATGCTTGGTGTAAGGGTGAAGATATAATGGGTGCTAAGATATACACTCCTGAATACTTCACTGTGATGAGAGATCGTACGGGTAAATTCTATGCGACAAATCGTTTTGATCCACGTATTGTTGAGTATTGTAAACAATATAATATAACTCCTAGGAGAGTCTGCTAATGTACTATGAATGTCATGTAACAATTGAACCTGTATTTGGTGAAACGTACTACTTCCTTAATCTTACAAGTGACTCTCTCATTACCACAGCTAACTGGGGTGATAGCCGAAAAGAATATCTACTTCTAGAAAGAGGTTTGGTGCATAGATCCAACCTTGCAGCAATGGGACACGCTAAGGCGTTAATAGGGCTAATGCAATAACCTAAAAAAACTCACTCTGGAGGCCTTCGGGCTTCTGGGGTGGGTTCTTTCACTATTTTTTTTTTTTTTTTTTTTTTTTTCTTGCGAAGGGCAGTATTTTGAAGACCTTCTGGAAGTTCGATAAGTTGATTTTTGGAAAGCTTCTAATACACGATAGAAGGAGCAGCAGGTAAATTAATGGAGCGAGGAGCGAGAAGAGTTTTTTTTTTTTTTTTTTTTTTTTTGCTTCTTCTTAGCTAAAGAAGATGAGTTATTCTAGAAAATAACTAAAGAAGTACCAATATGGATATTAATATAATACTTAAAGAAGGTAACTTAAACGAAATTAGCTAGTTACTTCTTAGTTATTATTCAGTTATTAATATGTTATTTTTAAGTTATTAATATAGTGTTAATATGTTATTAATTATTTTATTTTTAAGTTATTAATTATTATTTTTAAGTTATTAATTATTATTTTTAAGTTATTAATTATTATTTTTAAGTTATTTATTTAGTTATCTAAATAATATATCTTAGTCGAGGTCAATATGTTTGATTTTAAAGACCCTGAAGAGGTCTTCAGTCAACACAACCCTGAGCCTCCTGGAAGACCAGCAACTTACGATGAGAATGGTGCTGTGTTAACAAGAAAACGAAGATTGGAGCGTGATTCTCGAAGACGCTTAGAACAGCTAGATTTTGATCCTTGTGAAGCACTAGTACGTAAGTTTATGGAATTGCAGAATGAAAGACAATATCTAGAACAACGAAGATCTGGTGCTGTTTTGGAACTCAACAATAAAACTGGAAAGCCAATCTATGTTAAGAATGAGGATGTGTTGGCAGTGGATAATGCACAAGTGAGTGTTGCTAAAGAACTTATGCGCTTTGCTTATGGTAGAGTTACAGAAGTTGTTGCTAGTGATGAAGATGAAGATGTACCAATGTTGCCAATAATATTTACAGATGAAACTAATTAGAGCAATTTTAGTCAGCCTTATATGGTTGTGTTGGATATTTATGTGTTTGTGTACTAATGTGTGCTCAAACATTCGTGATTGTTTTAGTGCATTACTTGATACAGTGATGAGAGACTTGGAGTGAATTATGAGTGGAAGACGTATGGATGATGCCTGGAAGAAAGCGATCTCTGAAGGATTAAAACGTGCTAGGAGAGGTGCTGGTAAGGGCATCGAGAATTCTGGAAAAGTTATTGGATCTCGAGCTAGTCAAAAAGCAGCAAGTATCGCCACTGGTACTGCAAGAGGGTTCATTGCTGGTTCTGTGATTGGTAGCTTGGGTATGGCTTATAAGCTTCGTAAAGGACAGGCACTTGTTAAATACACTCCAAAAGGGATTAGAGAGTTGAATAAAGCGAAGTCAGTAGTAAGTTTTAATAAAGCTTTACAACGTGAATTGAGTAGGCCTGCCACGAAAGCTGCGCAAGCGAAAGCAGAAGCCGCTGTAAAGAATGCTACTAAATTTCTAAGAAGATCACAGAAAGTAGGCAAAATTGCTGGATTTGTGTTGGGGGCTGCCAGACCTGTGGAAGCTAGCTTTGGTTCTGCGATTGTACGAGGTGTTGGCTCCTCTATGCAAAGAGCGGGAAAACGGTTACAAAAATGAAGTTGCATCCTGGTCAATCTCGTGTTGTCAGACAATTGCTCTTCACAGATACCAGGTTTTCGACTGACTGTTGTTCAAGGGGTTGGGGTAAGACCTATGCAGGTGCTTCGGCGGTTAGAATAGCTATTCAACAACTGATGGAGTTACCTGCTTGGGTGCCTAACAAGCGTGTATATGTGATTGGACCAACATTTGACCAGGCAGTTGACATCTACTGGCCTGTGTTATTTGATGAGTTACAATTGTCAAGAATAGCTAAAAGCTCTTCCGAAAGTGATGGTAGAGCATTATTTCCAAATAACACAAAATTACGTTTGATTTCATATGAGAGTGTTGAAAGGATGCGTGGTAAAGGTGCATTCTTTGTGTTATGGGACGAAGTCTCAAGCTGCAAGAAAGGTATGAAACCTAAGCAAGCTTGGGAGAAGATTATAAGACCTTGCATCAATACTCGTTGGTCTGTGATGAAGACATCAGCGATTAAAGAGCGTATCTTGAATGATAAGAGGTCTACTGATAGACATGTAGAAGCAGCACTTAAGCTTACATCAGGTAAGGGTATGATGATATCTACTCCTGAAGGATTCAATTTCTTCTATGATCTGTGTCAGATGCACACTGTGTCTAATGAGTGGGTGTTCAATAAGTTTGATTATACGACATCTCCTGAGCTTGATCCTGCTGAGATTGAAGCACTCAAGTCAGAGATGGATCCAGTATCTTGGTCATCTGAGTATGGTGCTGATTTTAAAGAGTCAGGTAAGAGCGTATTTTACTGCTTCGATAGAGCGATTCATGTGCTTGATGAAGATTTGGAAAGATTTCCTGATGAGGATGTACATTGCGCTATCGACTTTAACGTTGATATCCAAGCCACTAGTATGTATGTCATACGTGATGACGTGATACTTGGCATTGATGAGTGTTTTGGGCATCCTGACACAGAGACACTAGGCATTGCCATTTTAAATCGCTTTATTCCAAATCTAGATACTTCCTCACCGGAAGCTATTAAACGAAGAGTTAATGGCTTGCCTTTTAAAGTATATGCTTATCCAGACCCTACTGGCAAATCTCGCAAGACATCTACACCTGTTGGCAGGACTGATTTATCAATCTTGCAATCAATGGGATTTACGGTGTTGGCTCATAAGAAGTCACCTCCTATTGTGGATAGTGCTAATGCGGTTAATCGTAAACTATTGACAGCTAGTGGCGAGACTTCTATGTATTTCTCTCCCAAACAAGTTAAAACAATTCGTTCTATGGAGCGTACTGTCTGGGCAGATAAAGATGGTGCAATCATTGATAAGACAGAAGGTGAAGAACATTTCTCTGATGGTGTGCGATACTTCTGTGAATACAAATATCCTATCTTGCTCGGTAGAGCAGGGTCTCATAAAAGTAAGAATTATTAGGTCACAAGAGGTTTTATGGCTAAATGGGCACATCAAGATGTTTTAGACAATGGTCTGAACTATATAAAGAATAATTGTAACAAAGTTGTCGCAGTGATAGCTTATACGAGTGGTGATAGCTATGCCACAGTTATGACAGCTGGAAATATTGTAGCAGAGGCTACACTAACATCCGGAGATTTCGTACTAAGTACTAGTGGTAATGATCGTGTATTGACTTTCTCAGCTGGTAAGCAGGATACCGCTGCTAATAATACAGGTGATCCTACACACTTCGCTTTTGTAGATACTGCAAACTCTAAAGTCCTATGGGTGACAACTGAAAGCTCAGGACAGACAGTTACTGTTGGGAATATTACTACATTTCCCTCACTGACATACACAAATAAACAACCCGTGTAACTCAAATGAGACTGACTAAGCAACAGTTCATTAATAGATTCACAACTGAAGAAGTTACTGCTATACTAGCTGCAGAAAAGACTGTGTCGGCTATTGAGGTGTGGTTATTTAAATTTAACAATTTAACGCCAGACAGCGATGGGACTGCAATTGACACTAGTGAGCCTTCTGTTATTGCTGGAGTACATGCTTTTGAAGCAGCGGGATTATTATCTCCAGGCAGAGCAGATGAAATACTGGGATCAATAGTTGAAGGTGATTTAGCAATTCCAACTATTGTGCTTAGTAGCGGAAAGCCTTGTTTTCATGATGCTTCTTGGGTTGTAAAAACAACAGGCACGTACGCATCAACAGCTTTAGTAGAAGTCCAAAATGCAGACGGTGTTTCTTGTGCATTTCAGGCACAATTCATTGAAACAGGAGAGTTTGCATGAGCTATGCAGCGGAAAAAATAGATTTTGGTAACTTACTGAGTTATCGGTTAGGCATGGAGACTTACGACCCTGACAAATTAGGCTTAGGTCCATTAATGACGCAAATGAGTGGGGTTACTCCAGAAGATAACTGGACAGGCCCCTTACCATTACAGCTAGGTAGGCCTCTAGAAGCCAGTACTGCAATACCTTTACGCGCACCTACAGCGATGCGTTGGAGCAACACACCCACCAGTATGAAAGATTGGGTGTTCTTTGCCGACAATGCAACTGCTGGCGCGACACGTAGGATTGTTCTTTATGAAGAAGACAGATTAACGGCTACTCTTACTTGGAAAGGATTTATTACAGTAACTTTTCCTGTAGCTACGAATGCTTCTATCGTTTCCTTATGCAATACCTACGACCTACACACTGCTGGAACAATTTCCGCAAGTGGTACTGCTGTAACAGGTGTAGGAACCTCTTGGCAAACAGACAGAGCTTGTGTTGGAAATAGAATAGGCTTCGGATCAACTGATCCATCTGAAATTACGACATGGTATGAGATAAGTGCTATTGGTTCCAATACAGGAATCACACTGACAGCTTCAGCAGGGACCATTGCCGCTGGTACGCCGTATGTGATTGAAGACCTGCGGTTGATTCTCGGAAACACGAATGCAACTACTACTAATGGTGGATTGTTTGTAGTTAAAGGCTTAAGAGTTGAGAACTTCTTGTCTGGTGGTCTCGCAATACCCGCTGCTACAACTGTAGATAATATAAGAGCTTGCTATTGGTTAAAGTCTGCTGCAACTATCACCGAAACCGTTAATACCGGTATTGGGTTGCAGACGAAAACTAGTTTTCAATCGCAAATGGCTTGGTTTGCAAATGGTACTTCTACATGTCAGCTATTCAAGTTTAATATAAGAGCAGCACTTACGTTGACTTCTGGAGCTGATACTACAGCATTTCAATATTCTACTGCTGTTTCTGCTACTTTAACAGGCACCGTTGCACAAACATCTAATGCAAAGGTTGTTAGTGCAGGACATGGCCCTGGAATGGGAGTAGAGTGCCTATATTTCATAACCACCACTCGATTATATAGAACAAAAGCATTAAGCCTGATAGGTACAGGAGATACTACTTTTATATCGGCTGGAGATATGATGGTAGAAATTGCTACTGGAGGGAGCGCAACACAGGCTTCATCGGGTGCATTGTCGGCGTTTGATTACGCTTCATCAATAGATAAGTTCTTAATCACAACGACCACACCTTCCGGTGTTATATGGGGCAGTTTTCTTACTGAGTATAAGACAGACTCTTCTCCTTTCGATCGCATGGTCTACAATACATCAAGATTACAAAATGGCACTAACGCGTCACCCGACGCTCCCATTAGCATACACACCTCAGCAGCTTTACAACCTTGGGTCGAGGGCGGTATGGCGTACCTAGCGAATAATAGCACAACATTCGGTTGGCTATATGGCTCCCCGATTGGGGCAGATTGGGAATATGCTGCATCAACAGGTTGTAGGATTATAAGCCCAAGAATTGCGGTGCCAGGTGTTAATAAGTTTTCAAAAGCATTTACAGCCAGTGATCGTATAATTGGAGCAGCTTCTGGGAGTAACTTAGGTATACCGCCTGAACCTTATAAACTCTATTATAGAACTGCGGGTATTGCTGATAACTCTGGAGCATGGACATTAGTGGACAATGACGGAGATTTATCTGGTGTAGATGGGAGCGCATATATACAATTCATGTTTGAATTTAGAACAATGGGTGCTAGTGCTATTCCAGCAAGAATACACTCGCTAGGTGTGTTGTATGATGCAGACGATTCACTACCACCAGAACTTCGCTGGAATTTGAGTGATTCAAACAATGCTGATGGCACACTCGGAGTTGTTCAATCTGTTGTATTCACAACTTTGACGAGTCTTTCAATTACCTATTATCGGGCTGATACTAACGCAGCAGTGCTCGTACAAGATAGTAATAGCACTGCTAATGGAAATTGGCAGTATCACAACGGTACTACATGGGTAAATGGGCTTGGTGGAAATACTTCTGGTCTCAGAAGACGCTTCATACCATCAGCTGGTTTGCCAAATGGTGTTGAGATATACGCGAAAGTGAGCGCAACCTAAAATGCAAATAAGTAGTGATGTAGTATTTAAACTGTCTCCAGCAGCAATCACTCCTACATCACTAGTGTTGGAAAAAGCTTCTGCACAGATACTAAATACAACAACGTATCCCTCAAAAATCTCACTACTGCTTGGTGGTGAGGTTGCGTTTATATACAATGCAATTACTTCAGTAGACTTAACTGGTGCTAATTCCTTACAGAACAATGAAGCTTCTGTTGGCAGTATATCACAGATAATAGACCTTACCGGTCTCGATGCTATACAAGTTGCAGAATCAGGTGTAGGGGCTATTGGTGAAATATTCGACTTAGCTGGACAATCAGCTAGTCAAGATAGTTCTGCGAGTTCAGCGGCTATAGAACAGATCAATATATTGTCTGGATTGAATTCAGCTCAAGATAGTAGTGCAACCGATGGTCAAATTTCTATCACTAGTATAGTCTCTTTGACTGGGGACAGCGTTGAGCAATCTGCTGAATCCTCAGTAGACACACTTTCTCAACTTCACGGTCTAGCCGGTGACAGTGGCATCCAAGATTCTCAGACATCAGTGGGTGATATTGCTCAATCACACGTGCTGACAGGCGCAGATGCTTCTCAAAATAACGAAGTTACCTCTGGTGAAGTAGGTGTTTCACAAGTAGCCCCAGCAGATATACAAAGATTCAGCCTGGTAGTTAATCGTTCCTCGAGAATTGGATCAACAATTGGTCGCAGTAAAAGGTCTACTAGCGTGATCTCCAGATCTTTAAGCCAAGAGCTGCTAATTAAGAAGACATTACGAATTAGTAATATCACGATGCTGAGCACTGGAACTAAATTATTACTAGCTGTTAATAAGCGTTTAACATTACATTTGGAGTCATAATAATGCCAGCAGATTTTCATGTAGGCGATACTGGGACAGTTATTGAGGTTGAGCTACTTGAAAATGGGCAACCTCTTCCTGGTCTATCTACTGCTACCATTAAACAATTAATTTTTCAAAAACCTGACAAATCTGTCGTTGTGAAGACGGCACAATTTTCCACTAACGGCTCTGATGGACTGATTAGGTATGTTACTGAAGCTGGATTTCTAGACCAAGATCGTACTTGGAAGGTCCAGGGTAAGGTCACGCTACCTAGCGGTAGCTGGAGTAGTGAGATAGGTGAATTTGTTGTGGAAAAGAACTTACAGTAATTTAGGGGAGATTTAATGTTAAAAAATTCAAATTGGCTATTAACTAGCAATGATGGTACTAACGTCACCGCAGTTAATGGCTCCAGAAGCTGGTCAGGCACATTGGTTGCCTTTGAAGCTTTGAAACGGCTAGGTGATCCTGAGATCGTAAACGGGGTCCCAGTGTTCAAAAGCACTGCGCATCAAGATTTCCTCAGTGAATACCTTGGACAACAAGTTAACGCTAACATCCAGCAAGTAGCTCAATTACCCTCAGCTGCTGAATTTGGAGTTGGTGTGGCTCAGGTTGGTAAAAATCTTTACACGAGCGATGGTATTAGTTGGGATGTGGGAGCGTTATCAAACATGGTTTATGGTGCCAATGGTTTGCTCAGTTGGACAGAGGATAATATAGACTACACAGCGACCTACAGTGGTGGGAATCTTGCAACAGTAACAGGCGGTGGGGTCGTTAAAACATTCACCTATAGCGGCGGTCAATTATCTGGTGTGACTGTGGGGGCTGCATAATGGCGACTAGATATGTAGATTGCACAGTTTCGGCTGGTGTTGGCACAAACACAGGCACAGGCACAGAGTTAGATCCATGGACTAACGTTGTATCCGCTTACACAGCAGCAACGGCTGGCGATACGATTTTGTTAAAAACAACAAAATCAGCGCCGTTTATGGTTGCTGCCAATATATCGGATACGAAAGGCGTGATTTTTGAACCGTGGGGATCTGATAAGATTTACATCGACGGCACAAATATGTCAGGCTCTTATGTGTTCAGGTTAGAGCACGCAAATTCAGCGGTTAGAAAATGCGATATTAGTAAAACCAAGGTTTCAACCTATGCATTCCGAATCAATGCGAATATTGCAGATGGAGCAATGGCTGACAACTATGTACACGATTGCGCGGGCGATGCCTTACTGACAGCGGCTGGCATTACATCGACAGTTATTCTGCGACGAAATCATTTCACACGCTGCAACATTGGACACAGGATTGATGCCCTTGGCGTTGGCGGTCAGGTGCATATTTATGACACTCGCGATGAAAATCATGCTTTGTATAGTCGATCGGACGGTGCAAATACAGTCGTCAAAACATTCAGATTGTTATCGGGCGGTCATACAAACGTCAATTGGCTGACACAAAACGGCGCTTCAACAGAGCACAACAACCCAATTTTAATAGGTGGCGGCAAATTAGCTGCGCGTGATGTACACCTTAACACTGGTACAGGTACAGCGGCTATAAAAGGCGGCGTTGTCACGTATCCCGTGCTTGATTCAACACCGTTTAACCTTGGGTTTGTTAATTCTGGCGGCGGCTCAAACACTTTAGATTCATTGGTCAAAGGGCCTGCGGGTGAATCTGGCAAAATATTTAACAAGTCCCGGCGCGGCAGCATGGTCTGTTTTATCCGTGATGATATTGAGGCATATGTGACAGGCGGAGTGTTCCCAGGTGAATTGTCATCATGGTTAGATGCTCTGGAATCTCGCGGATTGCGCGGAACATATGCAAACACAACCCGCGAAGGCGACAACCCCAACGCTATATCTCCTGCACAATGGCTGGAAATTAAATCCGTCATCGATAGGGGCCACGACCTTGCAACGCACGGGCGGACAGGCTGCCACATGCGACACGGTGGCGGCAATGGATTAACCGCGCAATACACAGGCGCAGCAACAACAGTGAGATTCGTTATAGCGGCGAATCGTTTGCAAACATTTCACAACGGTAGCGCAACGCCAACACTGAATTATGATCTGATGCAATCCGGCATGACCATTTCCGGCATTGTCGGGCTTTTAAACGCCAACAGTTATACGGCAACCATTGCAACGCTAGGTACGTCACCAGCTGATGCTGTTCCCGCTAGATGTTTAGCAGATGTTGATATCGCAAACATCAAAACAGCGTCTAATAATCTGATTATTGATGCCGATCGGCTGGTCGATTGGGAAGTGACTGGTGCTGCTGATGATATTTTTAATAATACTGGCTACAGACCGAAAACCCATGTTTGGAGTGCTGGTAGTGCGAATTCAACAATTGCTGCAAAAGTTCTCAGTCGTGCCGGGTTTTATGGCGCGCGACTTGGAGCAGCTGCTGTTACAAACATTACTGACGTAATTTATAAATTCCCGCTTGAAGAATCCGGATACAGTTCTGCGGAAATGTTTGGATTGCATACAAACTTTTTAAACCAATCAACAGACGCGATTTTGACTCGATCAGTGCAAGCGCTGTGTCATTGGGCAATGTGGCATGGTGTTCCACTTGTCATATACGCCCACGAATACGCCGAGTTTTCACTGGCTAAGTGGGGCGTTTTATTTGATGCGGTCAAATCAACGGGCATTGGAACTGGCACATATACAGAGGTTGCAAAATGGGCCAAAGATACGGCAGCAACTCGCCCAACGCTTGAGCAGCAATATATCAATGATGACGCATGGGTGCCTACGCTGAATAAAAACTCTGTTTATCTTGATTGGCCATACGGTGCTGGTGGTGCTGGTGGTAGTGGTTTGCAATATCAAGTCACGCCAAACTTATCAATATCGCTATGAAAATCCACTAGAATCAACCGAGCACCCCCGAAGGGGTGCAATCTGGCTTAATTCAATCCTGGGGCAATGTTTGAAACGCGAACCGATGGATCACGGTATTTAAAACTAGATGGATATAACGCAGATCAGGTAAGCCTTATTATTATTATTATTGAAGATACTGTAAATGGAGCTAAAAATGAGTATAGGTAGAAAAATGGATGCAGCTTGGAAAAAAGCTATATCCGAAGGTTTGAAAAAAAGAAACCGTACTGGTAGACGCTTGGAAAAAACTGGTAAAAAGGTGGAAAACGTGAGATTCGCCACCAATACTGGTCTGAAACTTATGGCAGGTACTACAGGTGCAGGACTTGCCGCGTCAATATCCAATGCGAAGAAAATTGACTATTATGCTAGAGGTACCGGAGCTGCACTAGCGTATATGGCCACAAGAAGCCCAGCAGCTGCCAAAGTCGGCGGTAATGTGGGTTCATTTTTAGGCGGCGCAATACCAGTAGCAGCGGCTTCTTCAGTTGGTAGAAAACTCTTTTCTAGAAAAAGCAAAATCACGCAACGCGTTGGTAAGCGTATGCAAAAGATTGGTAGACGTATGCAAGGCAAGCAATGATTCAATTCTTGACAAATGAAGACGTATGCAAATTACTCAACATCGATACTGAGGGCGTAACTGACATTCGTATAGAGATGTCTGTTGGTGAGTTACCTCGAGCCTATGTCACTAAATTACTATTTAAACCACAAATTGATTGGTTGAGTATAATTAATAGTGGTGCGTCTCATCGAAAAGTAATGCAAACAATTTATGAGCTGGCCTGATCTTAAACTGCCGCCTCTTAACCTTTGGTCACTAGGCGCGTATAAATACTATGTTAGTGAGGAGTTGAAAGAGCTCCTCCTGTTCGATAAACAACCATAAGAGAGGTCGTATGCAAACACAGACAGAAGAAGCTGTCATTTCGATTGGTACAGGTCTCGTCGTTAGCTTCTTTACGGGGCCTTATTGGGGTGCTCTTGTGATTGCATTCGTTGCTAGTTTCACAAGAACTGCTTTTGAGTCCGCATGTGGCGCATCTCATCTTGCTTGTTTCAAGCGTTGGATGCGATTTTTCATAATGGCCACAGGCATATCATTCATGATGGTTAGTGTAGCTGGTTGGATGGCTTTACCGCCACATCCAGCTACAGTACTGGCAGGCTTCTTTGCCTGTTTTGCAGAAGAGACTTTGACTATCTTTAGAAAAGCCCATAAAGTAATCACTAATAGGCTGATTAAGGAAGTAACAGATGAGTCAGTGTGAGCTAGATAGACGACGAACATCTCGCAGAAGTACAGATGTTATTAATAAATGGAGTCAAGTAGTCGCAATGAGTGTCTTATTTGCAGGCTGGGCAAGTCTCGTATACCTCCATGCATTAATATCATCATGAACTCTTATACGTTACTAGAGAGAAAGTGTGATGGTTGCGTGGATGGTAGACTCTATACTGCACGTTTTTACAACGAGCCTATGAGTGTCACTGCTTGTTATAGGACATTGCCACAATATGCTGGAGCCTGTACAGCCCAGATAAGAGGAAATAATTGCCATATAACGGCAATGTCAATGCATGCTGGTGAGTTTGAAAGACATCATCAATTAGACTTGTTTTTGAGACTCCTAGAAAACGAACCTCACCTCGTGACTGCTACATTTGAACGACACAAAGCTTCAGGTGAAGTTCGCAGGACTATAAACATCATTGATCGTATTAGATTTTTAACAAGATAATTTAGGAACAAAAATGACATTAACACCTCCCGAGACAAAAGCCCCAGAAACGCAAGTGATCAAACACGTCAATCCTTCTAAGAAGCTGATGGCTGCAACTGTCCCATCCGACTGGAATATCCGTAGTGATGGTGACAATATTATTGCAGAGCATGAATTAGCTGGATGTTTTAAAGGCACAATGGAAGAGTTTAACATATTACGGAGAGGCTAATGATTAATTCAGAAGATTGGACGTTAGTTTCAAATGACGGTACGAATGTTGTAGCAGTTAATGGGCCAGAGACCTTTACAGGAACGTTAGTTGCTTTCGAAGTCATGCGGAAGAAAGGGGCCTCGCTCTTGAGTGATGTCCTTTATGGGCCATACGGGCCAGTGTCTTGGCTTGACAAAAATATACCATATACTGCTACTTATCAGAATGGATTGTTATATCAAGTGACAGGAAATGGTGTCGTAAAAACATTTGATTGGTCTTTTGGTAAAATAATCAATATCTCTATTAGGGCTGAGTAATGGCAACAATATTTATAGCAAAGCACGGTAATAATGCAAACTCAGGATTAACGTTAGCATTGGCAAAACGTACCATGTTTGATAGTGGTGCAGATAGTGGTGCATATGAATTAGCAGCAGATGGTGACACGATCTTGTTTGGCGATGGAGTATATACTCCTTCTGAAATAGAATCCTCAGCAGGGCTTGGCTACTTTACAAACCAGAAGTCAATATTCATAGATTCTGTAAATGCGTATGGTGCTACTTTACAATCTAGCAGCACGGTAGCTGTCTATCGGGTATCAGCTGCGATGGCAAATAAAACTGCAGGATTCGGTCCTAACGGCATAAATCTAGGAGGAGGCAGTGTTATTCAAAACGATGTAATACTATTAACACCTACTGCCGGTCCATTTACATTTGATTTAGGTGCCGTTCGGGTGATCACCGCTACATTCTACCCAGTGAATATTACTAGCACAAATGCTGTTGAGATCCATTTATTAGGTTCTCCTGATCTTACTTCTAATCGTGGTGGGATTGATGCATTAACCTTAGGGAATAATTCATCAATAACTTTGAGTAGCCCTGTTGCACGATGTCTAGCTAAACAAGTCGGTAGGGCTATGTTTAATTTTGCAGCAACAGGTGCTGGAGTTAAGGTCACGCTTCTCGAACCTAGAGTGGAAGTAGAACACTTCGCAGCGTTTCCTGCAGTGCAAGACATAGGGATAAGTATTAAAAATGTAGAAAATCCTCTTGTTTACAAACCAGAGATCTCGCTAAGTACATTATCAGCAACTGGAACTGCTTACGGGGTGTATATTGATTGTGATAACGTAACATATCCAGCGCATAGAGCTAAAGTGATAGGTGGCACAGTTGACATAGATGTAAATGGTGGTATCGCAGTATTGATCGGTCATGATGGTGCCAACGCTTACGACAATACATCCAATAATGGATTTATAAGCGGTACCAGGATTGTTGGAAGTCTGAAATTCAGGGATGCTCCCAGTGCTGGACACGGCGTTATGCAAGGCTCTAATCAAAATGGATTAACTACAGGTATTGACATAGTATCCTCTGGCATAGGCTTACTATTCAAAAGAACTACCGGAGCTAAAGCTGTTGGTGGTAGAACTCGAAATTGTAAGCAATCACACTTACAGTTGAAAGGTTGTACTAATACTAGTATGGATGGTGTACATATTTACTTAGACGGTAATGTAGGCGTGGGATTAATTGCTAATGCAGACGGTGCCACGAACAATACTGGATGCTCTACTACAGGTATTATCTTTCATGCAAGCGGCGCTATTTCTGGTAAACTTGTAGATATACAAGCATCCCAAGATGTGACGATGTACCAGTCTGTCTATAATATCTTAGATACTGCCGTACTCCCAGCTACAGTAATCAGCAAAGCTGGCGTTAACTACTCTTCGTTGTCTACAGCGATAGCTGCGATAGAGCCTACGGCATCTATCGTAAATGAATATGTCATAGAAGATAAGTCAGATAATGTCGGGCGTATTTCGTACCAGTTGAGTGAAAATTATAGTATGGTGCTATAAATGAAGAATACCAAGTCAGATGTCTTTGGGGACGTCTCTGTCTTCCACAAGACATATCGCAACAATATAAATGTTTGGAAACGTATAAGAGCATTCTGCGAAGGAGCTCGTGCTGTAAAGAATCTGGACTTGGTTTTGGATACTCAAAATTGGTCCAATGTACTAATCCCTTTTTCAGAATCAATGGAAGAGTCTCAGTACGAACTTCTTAAGGCAGAGGCAGAGTTACCTGGGATTTCTGCTCAATTCATGCGTATGGTGTTAGGAGGCTTGCTTCGTAAGGAGCCTTCTATAACAATATCACCTGAAGTACCCGAAATCATTGATTGGCTGAAAGAATCATTGACAGTCGATAATCTGCCGTTAATGGGGTTTATTGAACAGTGCATCCAAGAGGAATTACAGACTTCTCGTGGTTGGATATCAATTAATTATCCAAACGTGCCTGAGCAAGAATTCATCAATATGAGTATCGATGACAGAGCTAGAGTACGTCCATATCCTATCCTGTGGACTGCAGAAGAAGTTATCAATTACCGAATAGATAAAGATCGCTTTGGAAAAGAGGTATTAACTGCTGTATATATCTTAGGTGTTACTGAGGATTATTCAGAGAATGAGCATGAGCCTGAAGAGATACCTACAATCTGGCTACATGAAATTGTAGATGGAAGGTACCAAGTACGTATCTTTAAAAAAGATAGCCCAGAGATTATCACACAATTTCCGAAGGCTAATGGGGAGTACTTAAATTACTTACCTTTCTGGCCTGTTAATGGCAAGCTTAAAGAAGGGCGTCCAGTATTGGAGACCATCATTGAGAAAGAGGCTGTACTTTACAATAAGCTGACCAGAAGAAATCATGTGTTATTCACAGCAGCGGCTTTTACTCCTGTAGTATTTGCAGATATTCCTGATACAGATTTCAATAAAATTGTTCAAGCTGGTCTAGGTTCGTGGTTACATTTACCTTCGGACGCTCGTATTGACGTCTTACGTTCGCCAACAGATGCTTTACAAGATATGGATAGAGCTATCGCCAGCAATATCGAAGAGATTGCTCGATTGGGTATTAGAATGCTGGCAAAGACTGTTGCAAATGAGTCAGGGTACGCAAGACGCTTGCAAGATTCTCCTCAAACTGCTACCATTAGCTCGCTGTCTGCAAAGATGTCTTCTACATTATCTCAAGTATTCTCTGAATTAGTCTCTTGGCACTTTAATGACAAGTTCACAATAGAATTACGACTATCGAATGATTTTGATGAGTATGTGTTGGGTGAAGGATGGCTACGTCTTGCAACTGAATGGTATGAAAATGGCCACTTGCCTAGAGATGTTTGGTTAGAGCTATTGAAGAAAAATGATGTGTTAGATGCAGCTTATGATGACTCTGATTTCACACCAAATGATCCAACAACTAACACAAATGTAACTGAACCTGTATGAATGTAAATACTCAGATATCAGACACCTTGACAGAACGTGCAGCATTGCTGCGCCGTTACGAGGATGGTCTGATGTCTAACCTAAACACCCTGCTTAGTGAGCATGAGGTACGTACAAAGGAAATCGTATTAAACAGTTCATTAAAAAATCAAAAGAAGTTATTGAAAGAAGAGCTCGATGCTACGTATAACGAGCTCTATCAGAATAGTAAAAAGAATCTCATTGAGTATGCACTTGACGAAGTTTCTTTCTTGTTTCAAGCTTTAGACGCAAATGTAGGCCGTATCTGGAGAACCAATCGCCCTAAGAAGCGGGTAGCTGAAGAGTTAGTGCTAAAAACACCGATCTACAATAACATGACCCTTGCTGCTGGATGGGTGGGTTTGAATGTAGCAGAGAAGCGTCGTCTAGAGCAGATAATAAGAAGAGGTATCTCGGAAGGTCTTGATATGGAGCAGATTGCTCTTGAAATTAGACGTGGGAATGTTCATAAGATTTCTAGAAATAGCTCCCAATCTTTAGTGATAACAGCAATGACCAGTGTGCATGCTCAAGCAGACCACGCAGTCTTTGTGGCGAATAAAGAGGTGCTTGAAGGTTGGCAATATATTGCTGTGCTTGATTCAAGGACAAGCGATATTTGTAAGGCTAGAGATGGTAAGATATACACTGTAGATCAGCGAGATATGCTGCCTCCTGCTCACTTCAGATGTCGCTCTGTAACTACACCGATAATCAAGAAGTGGGAAGATGTTTCAAAGTTAGAAGGTGTAGTTCAAGTAAGAAAACAAAACTTAGCAAAACTTTCTAGTAAGCAAAGAGCCTTCTACGATGGACAGACTCCAATGCGCGAGTCTTATGATGAATGGCTCAGACGACAACCTGTTGAGATACAGAAGCGCCACTTGAAAACTGATGAAAGAGTTGCACTATTTAATAGCAAAGCTATCTCATTGGATCGGTTTATTTTAGAAGACGGTGATTTTGCCAGTCTTGCTGAGGTGAGACAGCTAAGTGATTCAACTTTGCCAGGTGATACTAAGAGATTAGCCAATGCAAAGCAGAAACTCGCTCAGCTAAACTTAGGTGCGTCTCGTGTGGATGATTTTTATAGTGATCCTTCTCTTGAAAAGAATCTTATTGATTTTTACGAGTTGCAATCTAGAGAAGCTGATGGTTTATTGAGTCTCACAAACTACCGTGGTCAATTGATCTCTAGTAAAAAAGCGAATAAAGATCGAGTGATAAACAGTCCACCATCTGAACAGAATCTGGTATTTAATCCCGTAACTGGACGATATGAAGACAATCGAAGATATCTTCCAAATCCGTCACTACTAACCAATAAATTAAAGTTGGTTGATTCATCTGAGGATTTGAAAACTGCTGATAAGGCGTTAATAAAACGCGTAAGTGATAGTCTTGAGAGCAAGATGAGCTCTAACGAGCGTGCTGTCGTTGTTGACAACTTGAGAACTGTGTTTGAAAGACAACGCAGAGATGGTCAAGTTTGGGGTTCGTTTAAAGGTGCCTCTGTTGCTCAAGTCAAATATGATGTATTGAATGCTTCAGAGTTTCTGGAGAATCAACTGCGGAAAGATACAAACGTTCTTGTAAAGTTAAAACAAGATGTATATATTGATCCTGTGCTAGGTAATGTGCAGTTGAAAGAATTGCATGACTCTCTTATCAAGAATATACGTGCTAGAAATACTTGGGAAGACAGTACCGCCCCAAAGATTGCTAGGAAGCTACGATCTACATTAGACATAGGCATACCTGACAAGATTCGTTCTAGGCTAGGTGAGGGTGAGATTCAACAATTTTATTTGAAGTTTGCACACAGGCTTGCTCTGGCAGATTCTCCTGATGTCGATCAATTGGCTGTTGGACTTGGTAGAGACTTACATAATCTAGCAAACTACAATGGCAACCGACGGGAATGGTATGAGCTAGGTATGTCGCTCCTTAAACGTAACAATGATTTATTTCAATTGGAAACGTTTGGGGTTCAGAAGCGTAGAATGAAGAGTCGAATGTCTGGTAGCTATTTTGGACCATACTATGACACGATGGCATATAATGTAAGGATCACGGATCCGGTGATTCAAGAATATTCCAAGCTGCAAAGAAAGATTGATGTTGGAATGCGCGTGCCATCTTTGAGTGGTCCACAGCTAATTGTAAGACCTGGTTATAAGACGTACTTTATTGATAACGGTCTCTTAGGGTGGGAAGACTCCAGAATTCCTGTGACATCAACTGGCTCTTTTTCTGAGTTCCCTGTAGATGTTATTGACAAGGATATGGCACAGGCCTTGAATTGGGCTAGCAAGACTCGATATAAAATTGACAAAGACTTCTATGATTTTACTCAAAATTTGTTGAATTTTAAAGATGACAAGGGTAAGGCAAAGTATTATGATGATCTTAACGAGTTCAAACATTTTATTGCAGAGCGTGGGGATGCTTATGAGCGTTTCAAAACGATGGAGTGGCTCCGTAAACAAGATGCTGCATTCAGCAACGTTCCCTTCCTCGATCATCGTGCTCGTATTTATGAGCGTGGTTTTATAGGTCCACAAAGTGGTGAAACGTTTAGTTAAATAGACGCTTTATGCAGTAATGCATATCGAATAATTGGGTTAATTGCTGGAAAATCTCTATGAGACAATCAGCAGCCAAGCTTAGAGAGGAATCTCTTAGAAGGTTCAACGACTAAGACATACCATCCAGAACGGATGATGAAGTCTGTAGAGCAGAAGTCTGCTCGAAATGCCCAACATCCTTTAATGGATGATGATATAGTCTGGACTATATGGTGACATATAGATTTATTTTAAGAACATAAGGTACGAAGATGATCGACTGGAAACAGTTTAGAGATACAGATTATGAAGTAAGTGATACTGGTAGCGTTAGACGTATGACAACGGGTCGAATCCTTAAGCCATCTGATGATGGCCACGGGTACCTCAAAGTTTCATTATGGATTAATAAAATACAATACACATTTAAAGTACATGCTTTAGTCGCTGAGTGCCACTTACCCGCAGCAGTAGGTGAGGTGAATCACATAGATACTGATAAGCGTAATAATGCTAGTTCAAACTTAGAGATTATTACTCATGTCGAAAATATGGAGCATGCTTGGGCTAATGGATGTATGCATGTTGGAAGTGAGTGTGTAATTGCTAAATTAGACGAAGAACTAGTGTCCGAAATAATTTTCGAAATGATAGATGGACGTACTAATTCAGAAATTGCACAATTTTATCCTGTAGTACGAGGCACTATTTCAAAAATAAGAGATCGTAAGACTTGGAAGCATGTGTTACCAGGAATCTCTATTCCTGAGAGTCCTAATAAAAACGAGCCAAAATTAGTAGCTGCAGAAGTCCGAGAAATCAAAAGACTTTATGCAAAAGGTTACTCCTTATCAGAATTAGGACGCACCTTTGAAGTGCATAGTGGTACAGTTTCAGCAATAATTCAAGGTAAGACTTGGAAAAACATAACTTAAAATAAAGGTGTGAAGTAACGAAGCACACTTAACAATACGTAGACCATTCTTAAATACTGAAAAACCAAAAGCATTCAGTGTAAAGGCTTTCAAGAATTTTAATGATCAAGTTGGTGGATTCTTAGGAGGTCTTAGTACTGATTTTGAAGGTGCCTACAACTCATTATCTGTTACTGGTAGACAGAAGATCGCTGATAAGTGGCGGGAGACTCTTGTGTCGATAGGTAGCAAAGCACTTAGAGGCAAGCCTCAAGATATTCGTGAATTGCTTGATAACGATGTTGTTAAAAAGATTGAAGGAGAGGAGCTTGGTAAATTCTTTAGATTAGCTATCGAAACTACTAAAATAGATTCGTATCTAAAATCTAAGAATCTAAATACTCCATACTCTAAAAAGAATCTGGAAACGTTATCTGAGTACATGACTTCATTAGCTCTTGAGCAAGATGCCTCATCATCAGGCGCTCAGATTATTGCGATAACTACTAGAAATAAGAAGTTAGCTGAATTGAGCAATGTGGTTCCTACTTCTCAGAAACAGAGGCTAAACATATATGGTCTCTATAAATCCCGTTAATTCAGTGGAACTCCCTAGTGGACAATACTGAGCTATTCGCACAAGATGTGCATGAAGAGTAGTGCAACGACTAGTAGAAATACGTAGGATCCATGTGATTCGAAACACGGGAACACGGACGTAAGATATAGTCTGATCTTATAGGTAACTATGAGAATTCTCAATACATGACTGGAGCATTTATGCCAAAGCAGTACTTAGATACACCATACGGGGTGTCGAAAGATGGAACTGTTATAAACTTAACAACAAATAAGGTGCGGAAGACTTTCAAGAATCAAGGAGGATACCTCTGCTTATATGACTCTTATCTCAAAGAATCATTCAGAGTACATCGGATGGTAGCTACCCTTTATTGTGACAACCCACAGAAGCTACCTTATGTAAATCATCTAGACGGAAACAAGCTAAATAATAACGCTGACAATCTAGAATGGTGCACCGCTTCCGCTAATACGCAACATGCATATGATACAGGATTAATGCAGCGGGGATCAAAGATGAAACACGCCAAGCTCGATGAAGCATTGGTTTCTGAGATCAAGTTAGCGCTTCTAGAGGGTGCTGGTCCCCAGAGTTTAGCAGATACATTATGTGTCAGTGTAGGGACAATTTCTAATATTAGAGTTGGTAGAGCTTGGAAACATGTAGAGCCCTTGTGTGCTCTCCCACCGCTACGTGATAACAGACCTAAATTGTGTAGGGAAGACGTTGTTAAGATTAAATCGTTAATTGAGAGTTGCGTAAGTGACAGAGAAATCGCCAATCTATTTGGGTGTAACAGCGGGACTATTTACCAAATACGGATTGGAAAAAACTGGGCGAACGTATAACAAAAGGGTATGATGAGATCGCTAGATTAACATTTAACGATCCTCGTTTCAAAAAGATGAATGAAAGATTTGGCTTAACTGAGATTGATCTCAGGAAGGCTGCGAAGGCTTGACAAATTGGGTCTTCTAAAATCCCGTGAATTCGGTGGATATCCAGAACGGACAATACCGAGCCAAGCTAGATATCGTTAATGATATCTTGAAGGTGTAGAGACTAGTCGAAAGACGTACCAGATAGCATCTGGGAAGCGCGGGAGCGCAATTGCGCAAGATATAGTCCGAACTCTGTAGGAATATAGAGCAGAATTTTCTATTTTTATGAGGATTCGGTATTAACGTAGCGAGTTAATGCGAACATACGCAAAATATGGTCACGCTGTACGGAGCAGGAGAACGTACCGGCATCCTAAATGTCGAAGGCAAGCTCGGTAAGGTTCTTGGTAAGAAAGAAAATACACTAGTTGTTACCGCTGATAGCCGTGATAAGGTATTAAACGAGATATCAGCTAGAGCTGCTAGATACGAAAGATTCGATCCAGAAACGACAGCAGAACTGAAACAGTTACGACAAGATGTAAAAGATATCTTTGATAAAGGCTTACAACCTGGTGATGAGATAATGGAGGAATTGTTCTTCCTAGATAATAAAACCAGAGCAGTTCTTGATAAGATGTCTGCTAGTTACGATCAAGTAATCACTCCGAATGACTTCAAAGCTGTGGCTAAGATCATGAGTGAGCATCTAGGCGAACAAGTCCCAATTCTTAAAGATTTCACAAAGTTTTTCGGAAGATTGGCTGAGTCTTATTTAAAAGAAGCTAAACCATCTGATAGCGATTTTGATTGGAAAACTTTAGGTAAGCAGCAAGTTGTTGGAGAAGCTAAGACTGGTTACAAGTTACCAGCACGATTGAGTGAGTTATTGGGATTGCCAAGAAATAAATCTGTATCAGCCCAGTTGCTTGAACGATTTAATTGGTGGTCTGAAGATGCACCACTTAGACAAATGCTTGAAGGTGTTCCAGCACCTGTAGCAAGACGTACTGGTGGTAAGTATTTGAAAATGGAAATTACTGTGCCAAATATTGGTGCATTGACCAGTCTATCAGCTATAAGAAAACGACAACTATTTAAAGAATTGAAACTCTTTGAAGTAGAATTGTTTAAAGCAAACAAACTTCCTAAGGCATGGACCAACGTTCCTTCTGTAAATTTTGATGGAAAAGTACTTGAACAGAATTTCACTCAAAGCTTTGAAGAGAAGTTGCTGTATAAGAATGCTAACGGTGAGTGGACTACAAATATTCTTCAAATACCACAGAAAACAAGCTTAAATTGGTGGGAAGAACTATTGAATAAGAGTGGTAAAATTAATGACATAGCTGATGTGACAAAAGCTCGTACAGCGTATGCTGTTAACTTGAACCACAGTAATGATGCTACACTAGTGAAGCAATTCCATATTTGGGGAAGTAAGAATGATATCCCTACTTCTACAATTCATGATGCTTTCTTTACTAATGTCTCTGATATGCTGGATGCTAGAAAAGCATTGAGAGGCATTTACGCTAATGCAATGGATCGTAATATATTCAAGAGTGTGTTAGATGAAATGTTAGCCAGAGGACTGCCAAAAGAAACATATGACAGTTACTTGAACGAGGCTATTGAAAAAGGGCTTATCCCTGTTGCGGGTAAGTCTAAGATCGGAGGTCGTGTTATAGAGGATTCTGATATACTCAAGAAGGATGATATTCTTCGTGAAGTCCCAGAAAACTTTGATAATGATCTCTACTTTTATGGTGTAGGCTAATGTTTAGTCTATGGACTGTGTCCGTCAAATGAGTACTAAAAATGTCTGAAAACGAAAATAAAATTGAAATGTCAAAAGAAGAGCTAGATGCTCTTATTGAAACCCGCGTACAAGAGCGTTTAGCCCCTATCAAAGGCAAGCTTGATAATGTTTATCAAGAGCGCGATACCTTGAACGCTGAGCAGGCGGCTCTAAAGGAAAAGCTGGAAGCTTATGAAGAAGAACAAAGACAGGCAGCAATCAAGAAGCTCGAAGAAGAAGGTAAGCTAAAAGAGGCGTATGAAGCCCGACTAGCTGATGAACGTTTGAAGCGGGAGACTGCCGAACGTGAAAAGAGCCAACTGGAGCGTGAGCGTGCTCTTGCATCCCGTGACAAAGAACTTACAATGGCACTAGCAGGCCTTGAGTTCAAGTCTACTAAAGCTCATAACACTGCTTTGGTTGAGTTACGTGAACAATTTTCGCAAGACGACAAAGGTCTTTGGATTCATAGTTCAGGAAAACCATTGGAACAAGTCATAAGAGATTATAGACAAGATCCTGACAATGATTACTTATTCAAACCGACAACTTCAGCAGGATTTTCGCAAGGAAATTCTTCGTCAACGACAACAAGTACATCTACAAAAGTCGGTGATTTAGCTCAGAATGAGTTACTCGCCAAAATTAAAAGCGGAGAAATCCGTAGACAAAGAGGATAATTTAAATGGCTGCAACACAGTTTTCACATACCCCAGTAGCGGGTGCTACCAATATCGACCAATTGCAAGAAGCGATTGGTATGTACGTAGATGAAGAATATACATCTGCTAAACAAATAATCAACAGTGGGATTATTACAAACAATCCACCACAAGTTGATCCAAACACTGAGACTTATATCGGTCAAATGCGTTGGTTCAAACCGTTAAGCCCAAAAGTTAACGTAGTCAGTTTGACTGATTCAGCAGATGGTGAATTCACTAACTATGAGTCTTCAATGGCCAAATACATTAAAACTGTCCGTTCTAACGGTGGTCGTAAATTGAACATGGCTCAAGTTGTGACCCAACAAGACGGTTTACAGAAGTTGGCTAAAGACTTCGTACAAACTCGTACTGACGACCAAAACCAAGCACTATTTGCACTATTGAAAGGTGTGGCTTTGTCCGAAATCATGCGTGGTGCCGGTTCTATCGGAGGTGCTGCAGGCTTAGGCGGTCAAACTTTTGACACTCCTACTAGCTTGGCTGACAGTGCGGACTACAACCGTTACGGATTTTACGTAGATTTGGGTGCATCTCAAGCTATCGTAGATGCGTCTGCCGCTACTCAAGGTGCTGCTCGTGCTGAAGGTTTCTTGCAAGCAATTGGTAAAGCCTGGAAAGATCTGGAAGATCCTTACTATTATCTCACTTGCTCTCCTCGTTTGATGGCGTCTTTACGTTCTGCAAACCTGGTTGATAGTGATCGTGTTACTGATGGTGAAGTCGATTTTGAAACCATCTTCCAAGGTAAATTCCGGTTGCTACCAAGTCGTGAATCGTCTTCTAACTTGTCTTTAGCAATTCGTAATAAAATTGCTACAGGCGCAGGTGCAGACATCACTGGCCCTTTTACAAGTTTTGTAATGCGTGCTGGTTCTTTGTTGTTCACACCTTTGAGTGTACCTGACGACATTGAAATCGATCGTAAAGCTTCCTCCTTCAAAGGTGGTGGTACTACCGACTTGTGGTATCGTTGGGGATACATCTACCACCCTACCGGTTACTCTTGGGATGGTCCAGAAGATGCATTTGCTTCTAACGCAAGTTACAAAGGTGTTAAAGACCATAACTCCACCTTGGTACAAGTTGAAGATGCTGCGTTTGATATGACCAACGCTGCAGCTGCTGGTTTGTGGGCACGTAAGGCTACTTCTGTGCTTAACTTAGGTATTCTGCCAATCTTCCACTCATAATATGTATCCGTCTAGCTTCCTACAATTGGTTGGAGGAAACGCTCCAGTGACATTGCTTGAGGCTGACAATTACTTTTTATCAAGAACTGCTTCTGATGCTTGGGAAACCTTCTCAGAAGCGGATCGAGAGAAGGCATTGGTCAGTGCTGCGCAGCAGTTGTCAGAGCTATCATATAAGGGCTACATAAAAGAAGTAGACCAAATATTTCCGTTTCCAAGAGTCGGTGAATACTTAGATAGAACTAAAGGGATATACGTGTCATTAGACAATATTCCTGAAAGATATGTAGAAGCTGTATTTGAGCTTGCATTTCACTTACTCCAACAAGTTCCTACTAGGGGTGCTACGGCATCTTCTATAAGCATAGGGCCGATTTCACTCAGTGGTATTAGAAACGTCGAAAAGATGCCTGGCGATATAACCAGGAAGCTTGGAGATTTACTGAGTGGACCTTCTGTAGGGCTTGTATGGAGGCGAAATTGAGTTTCAAAAAGCTGATAGAAGATAGTATTGATCTGGCTTTTAATCTGATAGGTGATCTGGCTGAAACAGGCGCTTTGAAAAGCAACACTCCTCCACAATTTGACTTTAACACCGGTGTAACTACAACACCTACTGTTACTGAAACTAATGTTAGAATTGTGGAATTAGATGCTGGTTCAAAAAGCAAGCAGATAACTAAAAAACAAGTATTGATAGAGACCACTGACCTCAAATATGTTAATGAGTTGGTAATCAAAGGTGTCACATGGCAAATTGGTAATATTATTACACAAGGCCGCTTTGTCACATTAGTAGAGGTGTTTCTATGAAATTCTCAGACGCTGCTTCCTCGATTTATAAGTTCTTTGCTAGTTCTGCGTGGGTGACAACTAATATAGTTGCAGTACCTGCTAATATACCAGTACCAAATAATACAACTGAGTATGTCAGAATTAATGTGCTTTTAGATGACGGCGCTGGGGCTAAGTTGAGTAAGGGCTTACTAAAGATCGACATATTTGTACCGATTGGGAAAGGACCAGATCGCAGCTCAGCAATAGCGGACATATTAGAGTCAATATTAGCTAACAAAACAGAAGGGCATGTGCAATTACTGCAAGGCTCTTTAACGCACTTAGGTGCTGATACTGATCGTCCTTCGTTAGAGCGATCAATATATTCAATTCCTTTTAATCATTTTGGAGAAATCTAAATGGCACACGTAAACTTAGGCGCTGGTATCTACTCTACCTTGGCGATTGGTATTACTGATCCAGCGTTTGTTCCTGGATCTACTCACAGCAAGTCTCAATTAGAAGCTTGGTTTGCAAATCAAGTACAGCCAAACGAAGCAGTTGCTGATGTTGGTGATTTTGTGTTGGTTGACAACATCCGCGAGTTCCCTACTCTAGGTATTCAGCCTAATATCGTAAACGTACCTGTATTCGGCTCAGCTACCTCTAAGCAGGTTCAAGGTCAAGCTGATGCTCCTAACTTTGAGTTGCAAATCAACTATGATGGTACTCAATGGGATCCAGCCGTATTTCCTGGTAAAATGGTCGGCGATGGTATTGTTCACGTATTTCGTGTAACTATCCAAAACGAAAAACCAACCGGCACAGGCGCAACTGCTTACGCATCATCTGCTGGTGGTATTGGTACAAAGAAAAACTCCTCTTACTACTTCTTTGGTAAATTGGAAGCGGTATCTGTACAGCCTAATCTGGCTGATGCTAACATCGGAACGTTGACCTTGTCAATGCAGTCTGATATGTTCGGAGCTTACACAGTTTAATATCATGACTACGCCAGATAAAGGCAATTTTACATTGCAATATGTCATGGACGTGACTGAAAAACACGTCCTGCTTGATATCAACAAGAGTGTAGAGAAGACACTATCTCGCATTCCTGATTTCGTTGATGACAGCAAGAAAAATTTAGAAATACTAAATACACTTTCATTACTTGAAAGCCTAAAGAAACAAACAATGGAGTTCTTCAATGCAATCTCTTCAAAATGATAATAACTCAGGTATTCTGAGCTTCGTAGGCAAACGCATGAGCAAGAAAGTTAACTTTTTAGACGGCAGTCTTGTCATCTATAAATTAACTGTAGACCAGGTAGATGAAATACGTAAGCTTTTAATTACGCAGACTGAAAAAAATCTGCTATTGCAAAAGAAACGTGAAAAAGATCTGGAGCGTAAAGCCAAGGCTGAGCTTGATGGTATTACACTAGAGGATATCGAAGATGATGACAATATGGAAGATTACTCTGTTGTACATACTGTATTGAAGTATGGCGCGGATAATGGTGCTAACTTAACAATTGATGCGCTGAAGCAACTACCGCTTGAAGAACTGTCCAAACTGTCCGAAACTATCCTTGAGTATTCAGGAGTTAAAGATAAAGAAAAGAAGTCTTAAGTGAGGATAGGTTAGCTCTGTTTGAGTTAGCCTACTTGCTCAAGGTTCCTTACGTAGATGAACTAAGGGCCCGCCTTCCATATGAAACATTCTTGGAATGGTGGGCTTACTTCGAGCAGCGTCCTCCAGATTGGCGAGATGATGATCGTTTTTCTAAAATACTACAAGCGTTAGGTGCCAAAGGCTCTCCTGATAAATACTTTGCCACTTTAAAGCCAATCTATAATCCAGAGAAATCTGACAAAAATCTTAAGAATTCTACTTTTTGGAAGTTTGCGAAAGCCGCCATAGGAGGTGATAACCTTGCTGAAATGCAAAGCGAAAATGACCAAGATTGAATTCGATGCTAGTGTTCTAGAAAACAAAATTAAGAAGGAGCTAATATTAGCTCTTAAAGCTGCTACACCAGTTAATACTGGAAAGGCCAGAGATGGTTGGGCGCTTATAAATGACAAGATAGTCAATGATGTTGAGTACATATCTCAGCTGAACAATGGAAGTTCTAAGCAAGCTCCACCATTTTTTATTGAAAAGGTTGTACTAGCGAATCCTAATGTCAAGGCACATGGTTCGATTGTACGCTTAAAATAACTGGCCCCTTCGGGGGCCTTTTTACGGGAATTAAAGATGTCAGGTGTTGAACTAGAGTTTCAATCCAACGCCAAATCCACGGAAAGAGATTTGGAGGCATTAAATAAGCAATTGAGATCGATATTCTCTACTGCAAATACCTCAAAAACTATTTTTCCTGATTTAGCTCCAACATTAAGCAAAAACACGAAGGCTATTAAAAACTTCAGCAGAGAAGCTAATTCTGCAGGCAGAGATATTGATAGAACATTCGGAAGAATTACAAATGGCATTCAAGCGTTAGGGTTATTGGGGCCTGCCCTGGATACATTATCAGCACCTCTGAAGGCCTTTAAAGGCTACGGGGATAGTGTTCTTAATTTAAATAGTAAATTACGTCTGGCGACAGACTCACTCGAAGAGTTTAATAAGTCACAGAGTGATGTGAAAGGCATCGCTAAAGACACAAAGAGCTCTTTGGGAGATATTGGCACATCATACGCAGGGCTTGCGCTCGTTCTAAAAGACAAAGGTTTCAATGGCGATGCATTGACAGAGTTGACTGCATCTATCACAAAAGCTGCCAAGCTTGGCGGTGGTCCGATAGACTCTATAAATGCTGCTTTGTTCCAACTGAGGCAGGGTTTAGGTGCAGATGCGCTACGCGGTGAGGAACTAAACTCCATCATCGAGCAGACACCATACTTGGCCAATATCTTGCGCAAAGGGCTTGGGATGACCACATCCGAGATGCGCAAGGCCGCAGCTGCAGGTGAGCTTACCGCAGCCACAGTGGCTAATGCAATTACGTCAATGACAGACCAGATTGACAAAGATTTTAGTAAGTTGGCTGTCACATCTGAAGTAGGTGCTAAACGGTTTGAAGGTGCTCTTTCCAACATGTTAGGTGAGCTTAATGTTGCATTAGGTATTTCAGAAAATTCAGGCAAATTCTTATTGAAACTCGCTGATAAGATAGAGGCTTCCACGCCTACAATGATTGCGGCTATAACGAATCTTAAAGACAGATTACGTTCCAAATTCAACGAATTTAAGTTTGAGATACCATTATTGCTGGAAATTTCAAAAGATTTTGTATTTGATAAACTACAAAAAGTAGCAGGAGCTCTTGATGTCAATATTGATTTTGATGTCTCAATAGATGCGCTAAAAAATTTATTCGAAGAACTGTCTATTACAGCAAAGAATGGATTGTCTCGATCACTAACCTATGTTAATGATTTCAGTGTGAAAGTCAGAAGAGCTTTTTTTGAAATATATGATGAAGTAATAGGTCATTCATGGTGGCCTGATACCATTGATGGTGTGGTTGAGAAGACAAAAGACCTAGATGGTGTATTATCAAGTGTCAAAGACTTCGGTAAAAATATTGGTGGGCAATTCGCAGACGTATTTTCTAAAGTCGATTCAAGCAGTGTTAGTAAGCTAAGAGACTCATTAGCGTTGACGTTAGCAGATGTAGAACTGAAAGATGTTTTTGAAAAGATAGGCAACTCGTTAATTGTTGGCATCGCAGCAGCACTTGCTGTCACATCTGCAAGTCCGGTTTTTAATGCAATAGGGGGCCTGTTAACTATTGGGCTACTATCGGGGCCTATTGAGAAATCCGTTGAGTTGTTTGGCAACTCATTGGCCTTAACTCTCGGAAATGTGGCAGAGACTATTGGTGTAGAGGTGGCTAGAGGTATCCAAACAGGCCTCAACTCTCTGTTCAAGATGATGCCTGGCTTTGTACACGGTTTCGTAGAGGAACTATCACCCTTACCAGACACGATCACAGATCTTTTCTTATCCGTAACACCTCTGACAAACTCTGCATTCTCGAGTCTCTTGGCCTTGAGTGCTGGATTAGCAGTTGTGTCAAAAGATTTTAGGAAAATGGCGAATACTGCTATATTAGGAAAGCCTGCTAAGGGGGCTCCGGGAGATAAAGGCTTTAAAGCTGCGGAGCCTGGATTGCTCTCCCTGGTAACCTCTGTAGAGCCCGGCGCATTGGCACGAAAGCTGTTTCCGACTTCTCTCCAAAAGACAACTGCATCAATAGGTGCCGCACTGTTGTCTACTGCGTTACTTGAAAGCGTAGCGCTCTTTGACGCAGGTAGCGCCGCCCTGCCCTTCGTCGTGCATGCGTTCCTAGGCGGAGACCTAGGAGCAGAATCTTTCAGAAAGATTCAATTCTGGGTTGTTGGTACAATAAAGAAATTACTGGACTTTAACATCATTAAAATTCTGACTGAGGCGAGCGGGGGCTATGGGCCTCAATCACCTACGCTCAAGAAAATCTCAGAGATAGTACAATCTTTGATTGGCAATCTAAAAAAATTAAAGAAGATGACTGTCAACACTTTCAAGGCTTTTGGGTCTAATTTTCGTGACTACATGGCTGGTAATATTTCGCTGAGGGATGCATTCAAATCAAGTCCCAAAGACGACGGTAAGAGTTTCGGTGACTTAGATTTTGTTGAAATCAAAGACGCACTCAAGAAGGGCTCGAAAAGAGCTTGGGATAACTTTCTAGGAGGCACGAAAGACGCATTTACCAAGGTCAAGAATTGGGCAAAGGACTTATTTTCAGGCATCTACGATAGAATCACAAAATTTGGAAAAGGTCTTGCCAGCGTATTTTCACCTACTAGTTTTGTAGGACTTGCTGCCATATTTTCAGGTGTGGCATTTGCAGGAGATGCCGCGACAAGCTCTACAAGAACCCTCACGAGTGAGCTTCTTATATTAGGCGGCACAGTGTTATTAGTAGGCAATTTGGTGGAGCGCTACGTCAAAGCCTATCGTTCTGTTGCAGGGGTACAGGCAGGGTTTTCTGCGGCTTCCGCGCTAATGGGTGCAGATCTTAAGAAGTTGGGTAGAGGTCTACGATCTGTGCTGTCGCTAGACACATGGAAGAAGTGGGGAAACTCTGCCAGATCAGTGCTGGCCACCGTATTTAAGGGTGGTTGGACTGCGGCTGCGGTAGCAACTGGTGGGTTGCTGGTAGGCTACTTGTTCGGGAAACGAGGGGAGATTTCTAAGCGAATTTCAGAGATTGCTGATGAGATCAGAGAAGCATTTGGGGGCACTGCCAAGTCGCAAAGGGGACGTGTCAATTCTCTTTTCAAAGACGCAGAAGGCCTTAAAATTAGTGGCTCGGATCTTGCTTTTAGGCGCCAATTAGAGAGCAAGGACTTAAGCTCGCTCGACAACGCAAGTTTTGATAGACATAAGGCCGTTTTAGATAGTTCTTACAAAACCCTCGTTCAGCTAGAAGAGCAACGCCTCGAGAATGGCTCGCTAACGTTGGATCAGGTTAAAGAGCAAGAAAAAGTGTTACTTCGGATATCGCGCATCTTGAATGCATTGCCAGATAACAAAGATGCTCTAAAAGACACAAGAACACTTTTGCCAAGAGACCCCTCGCAGTCTCTTGGAAGCTTGATAGGTGTGTCCTACGAAATAGACGATGCCACTAACACCATACGTAAATTCGAGGGGGTTTGGGGCAGCTTTGGTCTTAATCGTAAGATCGCGGATGCAACAAAGCAAGTAGGCAGCGTCTTCACGGAGATTAAGAAGCGGTCGATAGAGGGTCTTGACAAGTCAATTGAGTGGGTTGATGAACTATCAATCGCCATCGATACTCTATTTTCTCTGGGTTTTTCAGCAATTCGTCGAGGATTACAATTGCCTGCCCCACGTACCCCCAAGGTAGAAGCTAACGCCTTGAATACGTATAACAAGGCCCGCTCTACCTTGGACAATTTACAGGCCGAAGGTATTCTTTCACCGCAAGAGGCCATTGCCGCCGAGCAGCGTCTGGGAAGCTTGAAGACAGCGATCTTACAATTTCAGGAGACTGATGTGTCTGATTGGAAGGGGACGCTACAGCCGAATAAACTGCAAGAGGCTCTCGACGAACTCATGGCTAAAACCACAGAGTTCAACCGTGATTTTGCAGAAGTGTTGACAAATGGTGCTAATACAGGGCGCTTGCGTAAGACTTTTAAAGAATACTCAGATTTCAAATTGGAAGCAGAGAGTCTTGGCGTTAAATTGCCTGAAAATCTAACTGATAAGACGGTGGCTGATCGCTTTTTGCAATATGCACCTACGTTAAAATCCCTCAAAGAAGCTCGAAGGGGATTATCAGATTCCTTGTCGACTGATGAGCTGGTGGCCGAGAACGACAAAATATCGCAAGCCACAGGAACTATCAAAGATGCATTGATAAAGCTGTCAGATGAGTATTCTGACTCTGCCAGCCTTGCTGTGCGATGGGATAAGGTCTTGAACGTAGCAGGTCTCACTGAGGCGCAGCAAGCACTGCTTTCTCGGTTCCCTGGTATTCAGACGAGTCTCACAAAAGAAGCGGAGGCGTTGCAAGGGAAGCTTTTGAAACTATCTACAGTTCAAGTGCAACGTGCTATTCTGGGTGAGATAACTGGCCAAGATAGGAGTATTGACTCTGCTGTTAAAGACTTGAAAGAACGTATTAAAAAGGGTTCTGACGAGTTGGCAAGTTTTGACAAAAGTATTTATGGTACAGGTAATAAAGATGCCTTCTTGTTTCGTAATAAAAAGGCTAAAGAAATTGGTTCGCTTAATGAGTCCTTGGCTAACTTGCCTACACTACCATCTCTAAAAATAGGTCTAGAGTTTGAAGAGAAGACCTTGACTGCTGAGACAGAGGCTCTCAGAAAGTCTCTAAGAGAGTCTGTTTCGAAACTGCCAGTATCATTTAATACACAAAATGCAGCTTTGCAAAAGCTTAATATTGAAATGCCGCCGATTGTCCTGGCGAAAGTGGATCAAAATGAGTTGACGAAGCGATTGGAGAATGCTTTACAAAAGCAAACCGAATTAACCGATCTGCAAAGTCAACCTGGCAAAGCGGATGACGCTGCTAAATTGACACAAGACTTAGTCGATGCAATCAACAGTATTGATTTAATGAAGGTCGATGCATTACGCGCTTTGTTGAAAGAGGGTAGAGCAATTCAAGGTCTAGAGGCTTTAGGTCAAAATATAACTGACAAGGGTCCTGGAAAAGCTATTGATGATTTTGACAAGAAACTTAGAGGAAAAACTGATGCTGAGCGTATGTCTTTTTACAGTGAATCTAAAGGCTTGTCAATAGATAAAGATTTGAGAGCATTGAGTGAAGGTGATTTCAATAGTTATATAGCGATGGCTGAGAGTTTGCAAATAGTAGAGAAGTCTCTAGGTTCACTTGATGCTTCTGTTTCTAAGGCTAAGTTTGATTCTTTGTTTTCACAGAAAATGCAAATAATGTCTGATATGGCATCTCTAGAATCTGATGCTATTGTTGCGTCTATCAAAGGAGCGTTCGATACTCTATCAAGTTCTGGATTCTCTACTGAAAATCTAGCAATGATGGATACCAGAGATATTGAATTAGCTCTCAGGTATTGGCAGGAAATGCAAAAAATATCTAATGATATGTCTAAAGGAACGTTTAATGCCGAGTCTCTCCGACAAGCCGCCAATGATCTTAGCGGTTTATCAAAAGCTAATGAAGCACTGAAAAATCGAGGTGCAACCCAAGATATACGTTCTGATCAGTTGGCCAATGCGTTACCTGGCGTTGAATCGAATGTCCTGAAATTCTTAGATAATAATACCTTCAAGGAATTTGCCAAATCAATAGAAGGTCTAGAAGCACGTATAAGTACTGATGGTATGACTCCTAACCTAGAAGAGGCTCTGAAAAGAGCTGCAGAAGTATTTGGATCTCCTGAATACCAAGCTGCTATACTGTCTTCACTGAGCTCTGAGATAGATAGATTAGATGTGTCAGCCATAAAGAGTCGTTTAGAAGATGTCATTGGCGGTCCATTAAATGCAGCTCAAGGCAACGTGACACCGGTGTTAGCTGAGTTGGAACGTATCAGATTAAATACTGAGAAAGGCTTCATACAGAAGGGTGAAGGGGCAGCACTGTCTAAGGACATCATCAGTAAGCGTTTTGGCACTGGTGCTGGCTTGCGGTACAGGGCTAATCAAGAGTCTCAAAATGGAGTTGGGTTATCAAATTTTACAACTCAAATAGAGAACCTCACTACTTCTTCTGAAAAGATTCGCTATGAAGGTATTCTAAAAGGTATGCAATCTGCTAGAGACAGTGCAGGAAGAGCTACCACAGATGCTGGTAGAATTGCAGCTCAGAACGACTATGATATGTTATTAGCTGCCTGGGAAGATGGAATGAGAACATCTTCAGAATCACTTGGTAGGTTGTCTATGGAAGCTGGATTCAGATTCAGAGATACTGTATTTTCCAGTTTTCGTGAAGGCTTATCAGGTTTGATGAAAGGTGACGCATCCTTCAAAGATACTTTAAGAATGCTAGCTGATAGATTTACTGGAGGCATTATTGATAGTTTCGTGGATGGTCTTGTCAGTTCCTTAGAGAAGACCGATCTCAGTGGACTATTGACTCGTCTAGGTAAAGGTCAATTTGATTTAGGCACTATCTTTGGAGGTTCTGAATTTGCTAATCAACAAACAGCTGGAGCTACTTTACAGACTGCAGGTATCTCTTTGAATACTGCCGCAATGAGCTTGCAAGCTGCTGCTGGTATGATGTCTGGTCAAAATGGATTAGGTATGTTGGGTGATGTCTCGGGTATGTTCGGGCAATCAAGTTCATTCGATAAAGCAATTGAGACAGCCGTAACACCCAGTTTTGAAAGTGTAACCAACGGTTTTGACAATGTACTTAGCACTGCCGATATGGGTTTCAAAGGTGTTACAGACAGCGCTACTGAGACATTTGGAGCAAATGGTCCACTACCTGGTTTGTTTGAAGGTGCTTTTGGTAGTACTGGGTTTTTAGGTGATATAATTGGTGGATTAGGCAGGCTTCTATCTGATGGCGCTACAGGTATCGCAGATGGTGTAGGTGCTATAGCTGGTGTGGTTGGTAGCTTATTTATGGCCGATGGCGGTCATGTAAGTGGTCGAGGAACTTCTAAGTCTGATAGCATACCTGCTATGTTATCTAATGGTGAGTTCGTTGTGAACGCAGCTGCTACTGCCAAGAACCGTGCACTACTAGAGGCAATAAATAAAGGTCGTGTACCTAAGTTTGCAGATGGTGGTATCGTCAAATCATCCAGTGCTGTATCTAAAGAATTCAGCAATCGTAGTTCAAATAATAGTTCAAGTAGTGTTACTAAGATTGATTTAGGTATCACAGGTGACATCTCTAGGCAGACCAGGGCTGAAGTAATGAAAATGCTTCCAGAGCTTGCTCAAGGTGTAAATATGTTTAACAAAGAAAGAAATGTAAAGAGGCGCTAAATGGCTTATGGAATCTTGAAAGGTAATGTAGTAATTGCTGAGTTTTCTTCACCAACGAAGGTTCTTAGCAATGAGCCTGTCTTTTCTAATGATTCTCTTTCTCTAAAAAGGAGAGCGGTTCGCCGCTCTTCCCAGAGATGGGAGATCGAGACAGCTCTAGAACCTCTAAGAAATAATGCGGAACTACTAATGGCGCATATGGTAGTCAAAGGATCACATACCTCTTTTGAAGTAAATTTTCCACAAAACTTTGGGATAGTGTCTAAAGGGTTTGCAGAAGCTGGAGCTACGACATCAGGCATTGCTTTTAACACTTTCGCAGCAATTAGCGGGTTTCTAGGTACGATTTACGAAGGTACTTTTGTTAGATTCGCTAATCATTCTAAAGTATACATGGTTACAGAGAATTGTGTTGGAAACTCTAATATGAAGTTGTTTCCAGCGTTGATGACTAATGTTCCGTACGGTACCTCAATAAAATATGGAAATGATGTCAAAGGTAATTTTTTATATTCTACAGACTCCATAAAAGGTATGCAGTATATAGACGGTGTACTTATGGATAATGGTGTGGTTAAATTAGTGGAGGCCCTATGATATTGCTTAGTCCTAATGCGATAAATGCTTTGAAAGCGGATAAAGTGGATTATTTCTATCTACTTGCTATAAGAGATTCTAGTAATTCAGTATTATACGCTGAAACAACACTGTCACACGATATATCAATGGAAGGTGTAGACTATCAAGCGCACGATCGTGTAATTTACATTGACCCTCCAACAGTTGCCACTCTGGTCGATAGAGGTCAATTCAAGGTAGTGTTCGATGACAGTAATGATGATATGAATTCTACTTACTTAGGAGAAACACTAGTTGGGAAACAATTAGAGGTTCATATCAGTTTCTTTAATCCAGACGGGTTGCCATATACATCTATTAGTGATGCCCTGCTGCTATATAGAGGACCAATAGATACTTTTGTAAAAGAGATAGATAATAGTGAGCTAGGCTCAAATGTATTAACAATAACAGCTGGTAGTCCGCTTATAAATCTTGATGATAAACGATTCATATATGTGTCAAAAGATTTCATAAGAGCTAGAAACCCGAAAGATTCTTGTGCTGATTTTGTCAGAACTTCCTCTAGTAACGTTTCATTAAGATGGGGTAAATTGTAATGGGATTTATAGTTCCAATAATTGCGGGACTTGGGTTCTCAGGTGTAACCGCAATCATAGCAATTGGTGCTACTATCTACCAATTAGCTACTAAAGATAAAAGAAAGGCTGTAAATGGTGCAGATAATTTTAATGGAGAGCGTACTAGTCGTACTGGGATTGAGACAGTAGTAGAAGGTCAAACAGGGTATTTGGCTAAAGTGTATGGAAGGGCTAAAATTGGAGGATACCGAGTATATCACAATGTATCTTCTGATTTTTTCTTACCTGCAACTAATAGTAGTGATATTACATTTTCTGCAGGGGCAGTTGGCTCTGTTACTGGCACTTATACAGAGACAGCTCTAAATAGCGATGGCTCCTTAAGTCGTGTACAAAAAGGATACACGAGAGTTGGAACAAGTTTGCAAGAAAGCATCAATGGAAGTAAGAATGAGTTCTTATATTTTCAACAGATGTTATGTGTTGGTCCAATTTCAAGTGTGAGAGACGTAGTATTTGATGGGGATAAATTTTTAAACAATCCTTCGTTCTCTGAGTTTAAAACAGACGACTGGGAGCCAAAATCTTATGCTTCCATGCGTTTGGACTATTATATGTCTGGTGGTCACTACGGGGATTTAGTGTCGACAAGGTTTGGGGACAGACTAAATGCGACATTCAATGGTATTGCGTTCTTTGATGCTGTAATTCGCCTTAACAAAAATGATCCTCAATTCTATGGTGTCCCTGACGTACAGACATTCATAGAAGGTGCGCCTGTTCGGGAAATAGGTGCAGGAAATACAATATCTTCTACTCTCAATTATAGTAACAATAATGCACTGTGTCTACTTGATTATCTACTAGATCCTATAGTTGGGAAAGGTGTTGATCTGTCTGAAATAGATTTTGGCAGTTTCAGCGAAGCCGCTGGTGTATGTAGTTTAATAGTACAAACTTCAGTACCTGTTGGTGGTCATATTTGGCAACCAACTGATAACAGTGTAATAGGTTACGCAACAAGAGATCTTCCGTTATATGAGTGCAATTATGTAGTAGATACATCGAAGTCTATTAGAGATAACATAGCAGGTATCTTGGATACAATGGGTGATGCTAGATTAGTACGGTCTCAAGGTAAGTATAAATTAAAACTAAAATATGCTTACGATGCAGCATCTTTGTCAGTTATCAGTGAAGGAACCATAACCGACGATGATATTGCACTAGGATCTCAAGTACGTATCTCTTGGCCAGAAGCCAAAGATAGGCTAAATCATTGTATCGTCCGTTTTCATAATGAATTTGAAGACTTTAAAGAAGATTCTGTAAGTTGGCCTCCTAAGTTTAATTCCTCTCAATTGAAGGGCATTGGTGGTATCTTCTGGCCTTTATCTTCTCAGGACTTTGATGGTGATGGTGCAAAAGCTAAGTTATTGAACGAATACGGTGTATGGCTCGGGGCTAGTAGCGTAGTATCATTAACTACGCACATGATTGTTGAGAAAGAGTATGCAGGTAATTGGACTGTAGCCGTGGCTGCTGGTAGTACCGCAACAATAGTCATAAAACGCTTAGACAATTCTGTAGTAAAGACTGTAAGTACAGTCAATGGTTATAGGGGTGAGGCTCAAATACTAGGATCGTCTCTGGCTGATACTGCTTATATAGTTGAAATAACTAGTACTGCGACTGCTCAAAAAGAACACAGTGTAGCTGCCGCTTTATCAAAAGATGGTATAGTGATTTGGAGTACTAGGAGTGTTGCATACTCTGGTGTTGAAAACATTAATTATGACAACACTACGTATCAGCAAATGTTAGCTGAAGATAGTGGATTTATGTTGGAAGCTGACGTATTCTCTGGAGGTGTGACCGACCCATACCATGCTTTGGCATTGGCTGAAGAGTATGTAAGGGTTAGTAGAACTGCTGCAAAAGTTGAAGTAGAGATCATTATTACTGATAGAATCTATGAGCCTGGTGACTACGTGTATCTGGAACCGTACTCTATGTATTTTAGAGTAGATGAGTTTGAAGCTACAGAGAATTGGACGTTAAAGCTCAAGGGAGCCAGAGTTGACCATTTACAATTTGCTTGGTCTCAAAAGCCATCTCAAGTATTGCAACCAAACCCTATTTTTCAGAATAATATTCCAGCACCTTCTTCCGTAACCTTTGTTCCAAACGCAAACAGCTCTGATAGTCTTGGTAGATTGCAGTGGCCTGCTGTGAACTATTCCAATATAGCCGCTTATATTGTGTATATGCATGCTGCTAATGGTCCTGTAGATTCTAATGGAATTCCTCTGTTTGATGAGATCGGTCGTACTACTAACAATCAGTTTGATGTACCAAATATCGACCAGGCTTCTGCATTCTTCGGTGTAAGGACTCTTGCTCAGAATGGCAGGATGTCTACGATAACATACACCAGTCAGACAGAAGCTACTGTGACTAAAAGAAAGGTGTATTCGTTTCAAGGCGTGTCTTTTACAGGAAACAACCCTTCACCAGGTTTTGTATCTTGGCCTCCTTTTACAGCTAAGCCATCAGGTTCTGCAGTTATTTTATTTATACCTGGTGGTTCTTATCAGTGGACTGGACAGAGATTGTATTTATACTTTGATGGTACTGATAACACCGTAAAATCTACTACAAATTTTGATACAGCGCAAGCATTCACCATACTTGCAGAATATAATGGCGGTACTAATCTTGTAGTAAAAGGTTCTTCGTTAAATCCTCCCATAAACTTGATTGATAAAAATGGTGGATTGGCTCCTACTTTCGATATAAGTTGGACAGATGATCCTAACAATATCTTGGTAGAGGAGATTCTAAAGCGTTACGAAGTTGTATTTCTAGATCAAGCTAATAATGTATTGACCTCTTTACCAGTTGAAAAAGGCAGTAGTCTGGTGATAACCCAGAACGCTAATGAACTTATACATGGGGTATTATCTAGAACAGTAAGAATACGGGTGTATGCTGTGAATAGTACAGATGTGTTATCTTTGACGTTCACTGCAGCTACTTTTAATAATGTGGCGGCACCTGCTCCAGCTTTTCAATTGATTGCTGGGTTTCAACAAGTATTTGTAAATATCACTTCACAGAAAGCTGCTGATCATGCCTACTACAAGGTATATAGAGATCTTAGTTCGTTGTTTGTGCCAGGCCCTACTAATCTAGTTTATACAGGTAACTCTGATTACATAAACTTTGACGCATCCCCAAGTACTGTTTACTACTATAAGGTATCCCAGATTGATACTTTTGGAGAGATTGGGGAGATACCCTCAGGTGCTCAATCGGTTGCTGCACTTAATGTAGAGACTACTAGCTACTCTTATGTTGATTTACTGTTCCTACCGAATGCAACAACGCACGTAGTTTCTTGGGATGCTTTTAAAGTAATAAGAGATACGGATGGTACAACTTGGAATGTTGATGCAGGATCGGCAACATATACCGTATCAGATTTGTATTTATATTACATACCTGGTCAGACAATATTACGCAACACAACATCATTAGTGACTGCAGTAGGCGCTGGTGGTCGAATACTTGCTGTATATAAGGGTGGTGATAGTGTTGATAATAACGCAGGAGGTGCTTTCTTCAGTGGAGATCGCGTACTTGCTGGAACTGTAGGCGCTAATGCTTTAGTTGCAAATCAAGCTATTATTACACAAGCTGCCCAAATAGGTGATGTATTACTTTCAGACGGATTCTCTGATTCTCCTGGAAATTATCAAGGTTGGAGATTGCTGAAGAACGGTTCGGCCGTATTTAATAGTATACAGATAAAGAATGCTCAAGGAGTTACTTTATTATCTAGTGGTGGTATTGACTGGGGTGCGATAAACGACCGACCTACTTCACTTAATGGTATAAATTCCGGTGAATATAGTCATTTGACAGGAATACAAGCTGGAGCTACAGTTGGTGCTGACAGTAGTAACTTGAGAGTTGGTGTAGGTATTAACAGACTAATAAATACTGAATTTACAAGAAATACATCTCCTTTCGTAACTGGATATAATCCATACGCTGCTGTTTTTAATTCCGGAAGCGCTAAGATTAAGTTTCCAGCTGGATACTGGTGGCCTAAAGGAGGTGATGCTTTCTACGTGGAACAGATAGGATCTGTGAGTCTGAACTTGAATGGTGTGATTGATCCTACATACATATGCTGCGACATATACCCATTAGGGGGCTTCTCTGACAAAGCGGTATCTGCCACCCCTGGCAAACGTTATGAATTCCATGCAAAAATTGCTGCTCATCGCTGCAAAGTAACTATTGGTATTTATTTTCTAAATATAAGTGGCAATATTATAGGTGCTTCAGAGGTCGGTCCTATAGATGTGTTGAGTGGTGGGGGAGACAATCTAGCTAATCACAGCTTAGTTGGTACATTTGGTATAGCTCCTGCAAACACAGTCACTGTAACAGTGCTGATACGAAAGTATGATAGTAATGATCTCAGCGTTCTATCCTCTTACCTGTGGGTAGCTCAGCCATATTTTGGCGAAGCTTTAGCAGGTCAGACCGAATTCAGCCCTTACTCTCCTGGAGGTGTAGCTAGTACAGCACAAGTAACAGACGATGCTAACTTAGGTGGTACAGCTGTGTGGTCAGGTGTAAGTGGTTCTGGCAGACCAGTAGATAATGCTACTAGAAACCATATCTTCAGAGAATCTTTTTATCCAACTGTAAGGCCTGACGGTAGTCCGATAGGGATGAATGACATCTGGTTTGATACAACGACCATCAACCCTGTTGTAAATTCTTGGAATGGTTCTTCGTGGGTGCCTCATGGTGATGTCACCGCAAATAATGAAGCTAGACGTGTGCGCGATCAAGGGTTATTTGCAACTTTATCAAAAATACATGTAGGGGAGGCAGAGACTTATATTGAGAATGGCGCCATAGGTGCAGCTCAGATAGGTAGTATTAATCTTATTGGTACTAGTAATTTCAAAGTAACGACTGCAGCTTCTGGAGCCAGGATGGATATGGATAGTAGACGTATAAAAGTTTATGATGAGAATGGCACTCTAGTAATGCAATTTGGTGATTTGAATGCGGTTAACTAATGAGAGGGACTTATGTATGGGTTAAGGTTGTGGGATAGCGCTGGAAATTTAAAACTGGATATCTTTGATAGGCTGCCTAAATTTGTTGCCAGATATGAAGTCAATAGAAAAGCAGATAGCGCATCATCTACTGATAAGATGTATGGGCAAACTGGTGTCAATCTAGGTCGTTTTAATATCACACACACCTTCAATATTCCTCATCCAGGTGTGACAGATGATGGTACTTGGGTTGCTATAATAACTAAGATGCCATCATCTGAATATTCTTCTGCAATTGGTACTAATTTAGATTATATAACCGGGTATTGTGTTATGTCAACTGATAATATTGCTGTGAAGATACTAACAGGTTCTACTTACTACAAAGATTCTTTAAAACAGAACACTTCTGAGTATGCAAGTAAGGCGGTATTCACTATTGAGTTATATAGGCAATAAAAATGTATGGTATCTCTTTTAAAACAGCTGAAGGTTTCGTACAGCTATCTCAGGCTGAGCCAACCCTTCGTGTGTTAGAACAAGGTGTCCTTGAGTCAGGAGACTCTTTGAATTTTACGAGAGCTCCTGGCGCTCTTTTTGTGAGAGCTGTAAATAATGGTAAGAAGATATACTGTAATTCTAAACGCACTAAGATAAGTTGTGAATCTGGCGGAGGAGGTATTGCTTATGTAGTTGTAGGCAATGCTTCAGATTTCGTTGATCCAGGTGGCTATGGAATAAGGATACGGTCTAGTTCCGGTATGTTGACCTTCTCTAATAAGATGTTATTTCCCAGAGTGAGGTATGGAGGTATTGTTAAGAACTTGAAAACAGCTGCTGTTACTATAAGTATGAAGGGTCCTTATCCAACTTCTAACTATTACATAGCAATTCAATCATTAGGTCTAGATAGTTTTCAAATAGGTAAGTCTTTTATTACATATAGGAATGTAGCATTCAAAGTAGCTACTGATGAAAAGAGTATTCAAATATCTTCTTTTCAAACTCAAATCGACTCCGGTAACTACGGTGATAAGAACAATTTCACAGCAGATATCGTTAATTACGTACAAATTTTGGAGGTTTAATGCAACTTTATCTATTCACGTCTATGCAAGGACAGATAAACCATATAGCAGAGATAGTAAATTCTGAATACATTGATGGAGAGTTAGTTGATGGCGAAATTGTTAGAATAATTGATACTGTAGTATCTCCAAGTGTAATTCTAGAAGACTACTTCTTTGATATAAATATTAACGCTATTATGGCGTTTCCTGCAAAACCTAATCCTACCGCAATATGGGATTGGAGTACTAGGACGTGGGTGTACACCACCCCTACTCCTGTCTTGTCTAATATAAGTTATCAGACGAGTCTGCATACATACGAAATAACCTTCGATTTGACCGATTCTGTCTATCCTCAGTCATTTTTTGGTGTAGAGCTGTGGGAATCTACTACCCCTGATAGAAATTCAGCAAGTTTGATGGGCACTCTTACTGGTACTTCAGTTAGGAGAGACTTCGGCCAGACTGTAACCCGATATGCCTGGCTGCGGCCTGTTTGGACAGGTGGCGGCGCAGGAGAGTATTCCGCCGGTATGCTGATTTCTACTAAGAAAATCTTCACAGATGATCTTGCTCACGATTCATTGTCAACTACAACACCAGAAGCCGTGAATTCGTTAGCAGCAATACCGGATACAGATGGACTAATTTGTACATATAGTCTACAAAGTCCCACAATATCAACGGGAATGTTAAACTGCCAATTTATTAGTGAGATACGTCTACTTGACGTTAATACAGTTACAAATCTCATAGAATTACGTGTAGATGCTTTTGTAGATAACGTTAAAATCGCATCTAGCTCTAGCGCGTATCTGACTTTGCCTGCTGTTGATATTTTGCAAACATCTACACCTGTTGCGTCACTTTATAATTTCATGTCTACATATGTACCAAAAGATGAGATAATCACATTTAAGGTGTTTGGTAATTGTAGTGCTGCTAATAAACTCCAATTAGCTACATTTCATGTTTACCCTACATTATTGAAAAGGTGATTCTATATGGTATCAAAAGACGACATTAAGAATGTACAAAGATTGTTAGTAAGTTTAAAACATGAGATCACGGTGGACGGGGTTTGGGGACCAAATACCTCTAAAGCCTTATTAGATGCTTTAGGAAGTTCCTCCACACCTTTGATTGCCAGTTATAAAGACCTATCCAAGCTGCTAGGAGAGCCTGGTAGCGCTTTAGCATCTTCTGGCAGGTGCGTTCTACCAACCAGATTCAAACTAGCATGGTCTGAAACAACTTATATAACCTCTTTTGCATGTCATAAATCTGTAGAAGATGTACTAACGAAGATATTCTCTGAAGCTTTTGCTTACTATGGTGCTACTGAATTTGATCATTTGAGGCTAAATGTATTTGGTGGCTGTTATAACGACCGAAATATGACAAGTGGTAACAAGAAATCAGTGCATGCTTGGGGTGCTGCTGTTGACATCGATCCCTCAAATAACCAATATGCTTGGGGAAAGGATAAGGCTATGCTAGCGAGACCTGAGTACGATGAGTGGTGGAATATTGTTGAAAGGAACGGTGGAGTATCTTTAGGTCGTGCAATAAACAAGGATTGGATGCATTTCCAACTTTGTGGTGTATGATGCAGTGGCGTACAGTTCGCGGTGATGGTGATTTGAATCAGGTGTATAACCTCGTTATGAAAGAGTTACCATCACTCGCGGAGGTTCCAATAAACCCCCGTATATGCTCTAAGAGGTTACTGCAAGTATTTAGAGAGGCGGCGTTCTTCGAAGTTTTAGAGGATGCTACGAAAGTATACGGAGTTCTTGTATTCAATCCTTGCAATTTCTTTGATTACTCAACAGTCTCTGTAGCTAGTATGTCATATTTGCTAGTAAGTGACAGTGTCCCCCTCAAACAACGAGTACTTATGATTAGTGATGCGCTTGATAAGGCTGAGAAGCAACTCAAGCGTAAAGGGTACAATGTATTAGTATCTGACTCTTCAAGAGCCAATCAAGCAGTGTTTAGAAAATTATTATTAAAACTAGGATATAAAAAGCCTCGATTAACTTCAGAAGCTTATTTACTTAAGTGGATTTAACAAGTGCCCCATGGAAAATCATGGGGTATTTTTACGCACCTTCAGAAACGCGTCTCTGCTGCCCCACTCTCACCCCCTCACTACCGTAATGCCCTACTCGCCGCCGTATCGTCTACCTATGACCAGGCTCGAAATTTCGGGGTTTCTGCCACTTCCGCCAGCGCAAAACTGGCCATCTTATATGAAAGACAAGTAAGATAATCAATAATGAGGTGATATTATGGTTTTAGAAGAAGTAATACTGTTGGTGGTTTTACCACTGATTTTAGGATTTATTATTGGAACTATTTTAGGGATATATTCATGAGTATTTCAAATGTTTGGTTTTTGATTGTATTAGTAGGTGTATTAATTAACGGCTTATTACTAATGGTGATGCTATGACTACGGTTGAGCAATTGCGACGTGTTTGTAAATTATTAAAGACACTTGAAAACGAGTTCAAAATATCTAACAATAATGTAGTAGTGATTACTGTAGAAAAATCTACTGTAGACTCTGCAAATGTTATGTTACAAGTATTAGGAGTTTCCGTTGATCAACTAGATATAGGTGTTTACGAGTTTTCCAAGAAATCGGAAGTAGAACTTCAGCCGACAATAGTGCAGCAAGAGGATTTGAATGATTATCTTGAGCGATTTGACAAAGTAATTCAGATAAACTACTGCACTGTTGGTAAGCTAGAAAATAGACTTAGCGAAAAATGTGTAGTATTCAGTACTGTAATTAATGATGAATACTACCGAACTCAGGCAATTCCATTAAACTTCTTTAACAATCTTTAGTATCGTGGAGAGTATTATGAATATGGTAAATACATTGAAAGCAGTAAATGCACTCGGCATGCTGGAAGATATAAATTACGGTGGTTGTGGCCTCGCTGCTTTAATCATCGCCAAGGCTGTAAAAGCTGATGGATTAACTCCGGTATTCTGGATGAATTCTGATTGTTGGGAACATATGGATCATGTGGTTGTGGAAATAGCTGAGACAAAAAGATTGCTCGAAGCTGGATCTACAGAAGCAAGCTCTTATTGGGCACAATACCAAATTACGGAAGCGGAGCTTAGAAAGGCTATCAGAAACCGTCGAATATGGAATCGTCAATTTGACAGACGAACACTGCGCATGGTAAAATCCTATGTTCTATAAACTACATGATTTGGAGTTAGAAAACGGTGTTTTGAGACCTGTGCTGATTACAAGGGAACTTGAGCAAGTGGTATCTTATCTAAAAGCAGTACATAATGAGCCTACGCCTGCAGAGTTTATTAAAGTTAATTCCACTGTTGGATTCAAAGTAGGTACTAACTGCTACGCATTATATGTTGAGAATGCTAATTATGTATCTATACCAATAACCAATCTATTATGGGAAGCCATTAAACCTGCTATATATGCCCAAGGTTTTAGACCAATAAATGATTTTAAGTCTGAGTCGGACACTTGGTTGTTAAAATTAAATTTTGATGGTACATTCGAGAGGAGAGAATATGAAAGCTTTATTCACAATAATGTTGGTGTTCACTCTAGTGGTGCAACCGCAACAATACAAGCAACAGAACAACAAGATTTACCAGACAACTAGCAATGGGAGGGTATTGACTGAAAAGGGTTATTATGACTTAAAAACTAATAACTTTGTGGATGGAAAAGGTCGCAAAAATCCTGCGCCTAAATGGACGATACAAAAAGGAGGCTTAAAATGACATCTAGTATTGTAAGAAAAGTACACGATTATTCTGGGCTACGTCTGCACGTAAATGACTTTTCCGAAAAGGATCTACGCAGTTGTAAGTTCAGATTTGCTAAATTAGCTTTTGCTAAGTTTAGATATTCTAAGCTAAACCACGCAGATTTTACAGGTAGTAATTTACAACATGTAGATTTTACTGGAGCTACACTGAAGGATTGCAAACTGCAAGATGCTGCTATTAATTATGTAATTGGCAATATGTGTGAAATTCGGTCTATGCAGTTAGATAGTTGGCATATAACGTTCACTGAACACGTATTGGCGATAGGTTGTAGACAGTACTCTTGGGAAGAATGGAATCAGTTTTCCGATGGAGAACTAGAGTTAATGGATGAGTATGCCCCTAGTTGGTGGGGTAAATGGAAGGAGTATTTATTCATTACACGTGAGTTGTGTTTTTCTGATGTGTAAAGCAATATATTGTATGGATTGTATTTGGTATTGGAAATACTGCAGCTCTGCCACAATGCATGCGTATTGTACGTCATTAAATCGTTCAAAAGAGGTTGCGCAAAAGTCACCATCTTATATGAAAGAACAAAATAAATTAACTGGAGAAGAGAAATGTTTAAATTTATTACGAAAACGAAATTAAATGCGCAGTATTTATTACTGTGTAAGGAGCTTCATCAACTAGGTGAGGTTAGTTTAGAAAGTGCCCTGCAGATAAATAATGCAGTGCAAGATACTGTATTTGTTGGTGATGAGCCTGAAGCATTAAGTACCTTGAAAGAAATCAGGAAACTGATAAGATTGTTAATAACCTTTGAAAAGTATCTAAAGGAGTGTAAATGTACTACTAAGATAATTACACATCTGCTACATGATTGTAAAACCGTTTTTGATAAAGTCGAAAGAATTGAAAAATATTTAAATGCATAGGAGATTAGAGATGAGCACATTAGCAGAAGTAGAAGTTTGGGGTAAAGATCTGCTGGACGAGTTAGAGCGTGATCTAAGTACAGTCCGCGTAGGTGATATGGTATTAGTGGTATCATCACAATCCACAGTATCCCGCCGTTTTGGAGGGTTTATAAATGGAATACCTCACTATGTAGCAAAAGATAGTAACAAGTTGATTCCAGAAAGCTCCAGAGAGTCGTTAAGGAAGATACCTCCCTTTGAGTGGAATACGAATGATGTTCCAATACCGCGTATCGTTTCCAGAGTGGCTGTTATGTCAAAATCAGGATTCATCTGTGTTCTACGAAGAGAAAACGTAGTTGATAAGGGTGAAATTTTCTCTTGGATGCCGTTGGACTAAGACATGAAAGAGTATATAATATTGTTAAAAATATTTCAGCATCTATTATCAATGCCTCAGCGCTGTGATAGTAAATCTGAAAGAATACGTCGTTTGAACACAGTACTGTCTGTAATCAAACGTTTCTAATTATCAGGAGAAAGAGATGAGACTTACTACATCGATATTAGTAGGCGTGGCTATTTGGTATTCAATCAATGCCATTGGCATGGCGTTGGCTGCGATGGTAGCTTTGGCAATTTTTATTTACTTCCCAGGAGATTCTAATGTTAAATAATATCTTATTAGCTGCAAACGTTGTAGTGGCTACTGTCGAAGTGTCTAAGATAGCCTATGAAGGATACCTAAAATACAAAGGTGCCAAAGAAGGTAAGGCTGTGCTTCAGAATAAAGACGGAGAAAACTTTGAAGTCGAAACTTTGCAAGTTAAAAGCGGTCCGACCTTTATTCAAACCACAGATGGTTTAGTTGAAGTGAAAGCCCGAGTGAAGTCCTTCAAGGATAGAAGTGACTTAGTTAAAGGATTGATTGGTGGCGCTCGTTTAGCAACGGCCCTTAGTAATATTAAGCAACAAATAAACAATCAATAATCGGAGAAATATATGTTCGGTAAGTTTTTAAAAGGTGCTAAAAAAGTTTCAAATCAAAATTTAATGGAAGCAATTGTTGCAGGCACAATGCTCGTTGCGTCAGCTGACGGTACTGTAGAAAAATCTGAGCTTGATAAGTTGGATAAGTTATTAACCAGTAATGACAATTTATCAGCTTTCAAGCCTGCAGAAATTCGAAAAGTCATCTCTCGCTACCAAAACATCCTCGAAGCGGACTTCGGTGTTGGTCAGGCTAAAATGATGAAGGAACTCGCTGATATCAGCGATAACTCTGATCATTGCGAAGAAGTGTTTCTGAATATGCTGGCTATTGCTAAAGCTGACGGCGAAATTGAACCTGAAGAAAAAACTGTGCTGACAAAAGTTGCGCGTTCGCTTGGTGTAAGTCTGGATGAATACGGTCTAGCGTAGTGTATCTGGTCCTTTCTGGTGGTGTTCTGTTAGCATTGCTGATAATCTTTGGAAGCATACTTGCAATTTTATACAAGCTTTTAAAATCACATAACAAACAATAGGCCAAATCATGTTCTGGTATATTTATAAAGATCCTTAGTTCAGATATTGATATTATATTAAAAATTAATAACATAATACACAACTTAACATAACTTAGCGACTCCTTCGGGAGTCGCGCCATTTCTTTTATTTTTTTCTTTTAAAACTCAAAGTAAGGAGAGATGTTTAAGCGTCTTTTAACTCTAACAATTGTGGTATTAGCGCTTAAGCTCTCTATCACCGGGACAATATTAGTCTCTTTATACATTATTTCAAGTGAATTATGAGTCATAGAGCCAAAGAAATGCTTCTAAAAGCATTGGCCCCATTTGGAACTGAAAACTTCATAAAAATAGTAAAAGCAGTATATTTGTATGGTCAGCCTAAGCCAAAAGGGTGTCCGTACTTTTCTGAGTTTATAACCGCTGTTGGTTCAGCAGCAATGAAGGGTCCACGCGACTCTGCAAAGGCTGCTCAATTAGGTGCAGATATTGCTTCTGTCCTAGAGGATCATAAAGTTATCTCAGTATTTCTAGGTGCAGGTTACTCCGGTCACCAGGCGTATCTAGTTAAGATTGAAGATAAACCTTTCTTGAATTACCTCTGGAAGCAAGTCCCCGTACACTCTGTTGGTAAAATACCTTCAAAATTGCCATTCAGAGATTGGGAGGAAGCGATAATGGGTCATGAAAAGCTAATACACTCCGAATATATGGGGTATTTCATGTCCAATACTACACACCCAATGGTGTTCAATTCTGTCAATCGTGCACAAAGAACAGGATGGAAAATAAACACAGCTATTATGAGGATAGGCAAGTGGGCCCTCACAAGAAAGAAAGCTGCCTTTGATGATGTCTGGGAACGAAAAGGACAGGCAAAGGAGTCAAAGCAAAGAGAAGTTGAGTTACTATTAGCAATGAGTGAACAGTTTGGTAGTGATACCTTCTATCATGAGTATTATTATGATTTTAGAGGTAGACGTTATCCAGCTTCAGCTTACTTACATGAGCAGGGGACTGATTTCGCTAAAGCACTTCTACTAAGAAGCGAGGGAACACCGATAGGTTTCGGTGGCTATAGATGGTTATTACATATGCTAGCCACAACCTACGCTGGTAATTATGATGGTGAAACAAAGACAGATAAGTTACCTCGTGAATTGAGATGGGCGTGGGCAGAGGATAATGAAACAGCATTCCTATCATTTGCAGAAGATCCTAGAAAGAATCAAGGCTGGATGGCGGCTGACGAGCCGTGGCAATTCCTAGCTTATTGTATCGATCTGTTTAATCTGAGAGTATATCAAGCTAAGCTTCAGGACTTTTCTGACTACGGTTATGTGAGTCATATGGTTGGATGGATGGATGGTTCTACTAATGGGTGTCAACATCTTACAGCCATGACTCGTGATAGATTGATGGCTCCTTATGTGAATTTGACTCCTAGTGCATTACCTGGCGATCTATATGCTTATGTGGCTGAACATGTGTGGGAAGAGCTCTCTCACACTTGCAAGTATCCACTAGAAGATATAGAGAAACTTATTGATGATTTATTGGAGGTTAAGAAACTGGATGACTTAGATGTATTAAAAGCGTTCAGGAAGAAACATGCAAATCTTTTGAGCATTGCTGCCCCGTATTTCTGGAATCGCGTAACCAGTCATAAGGAACGTAGAAAGATAATAAAGCGTTAACATGGCGCTTTTAAAACAGGGTGAATTCAGGAAATATCTCTATGAGACAATCCTGAGCCAAGCTTTTGTAGAAATACATTAGAAGGTGCAACGACTATTCCGAAAGGAAGTAGGATGCAAGTGTGTCCGAAGCGCCCTGCCTACTGATAATATGTAGTGATGATATAGTCTGATCTATGCAGTGATGCATAGCAATTTAGTTTTGTATACTAAATTGATGCTGCCTAACGAGCAGTATTAACAATTTGAATGTTATGACAATTCCCTACGGTGCCACAGCATATGGAATGGGGAATCAAATGATTGAAGATGCCAAGAAATCAGGGATACCTCTTCTGATGGATTTGGAGCATAGTTGGGGTGCATATCTAGGTAGACTCAATTATGAAACAGCTAGAAACTGTATAAAGAACCCAATGAGAATGTTGGAAATCTTTGAAATAGCTGGAAAGCGTGCTGATAAACAGAATAAGTATCTTCAATGGGAAATGCCGATAAGCAGATTTCCTGTAATACAATACTATGTAGAAGGTACTGTTAAAAAGACAAACATAAGATATCGTGGGCGTACACTACAACTAAATTTATGTTATACTGAAGATTTATCGTTTGCTAAGGGTAGACAAAGCTGTGGAGTAGCTCCTAATGTAGTACATTCTTTTGATGCGCTTCATGTATGCCTGGTAACCAATTATGCACCATTTGAAGTAACAACCGTTCATGATAGTTTTGGTTCCTTGCTAGGAGATATGGATGCTCTATATAAATTAGTTAGGAAGACTTTCGTTGAAATCTATGAAACCACTGATATGAATGAATTTATGCAACAGATTGGTGTGAATGACTTAGAAGTTCCCAAGGGTACGCTAGACTTAAATAGCATACATAAATCGGAGTACGCATTCTTATGAAGATATTCAATACACCTGAAGAGTTGGTTGATTGTGGTTACGATTCTGTAATCCAAGATGTACTGAAGATGGACAATGATGACGTAAAGATCAAAAATTACACACAAGATGTAGGAGGCCCGATATGCCTAATTGAGACCGAAGAAGATCTTAAACAAATAACCGTGTATGATTCAGACTTTGATGATAGCAAGTCTTTGTTTGAAAGCACAGGTGATTTCGATGTTTGCGAATTGATTGCAGAAGATATGCTATTAATTGTAAACATAACGAACAATGCAGGTGGTAGCTCATATTATGTGCCTAAGTCCTGTTGGAATAAACAAATACTTGACAAACTCGCCAATATAGGATAAATTATGATTTTAAAAATGGTAACCGTTAATTTTGTAAAAGCTGACCCAGTCAGACTGCCTAAGCCGTATAAAGAGGGTGAGCCTCGTAAATGGTCAATACAGTTAGTAACTACTGACAAAGCTGTAAGAGACTACTGGAAGTCACTAAACCTAAAGATTACAGCAGTTGTGCCAGATGATGGTGATCCTTACTTTAAAACCAACATATACAAAAATTGCACTAAGCGTGAAGGTGGTCCTGCTGACCCTGTAGAAGTGGTTGATGGTAACGGTACACCGATCGATCCAAATAGGATAGGTAACGGTTCTATCTGTAATGTTCGTATTTATCAGTGGGAAAATGCCGCTGGTAATATCTCTACGCAGCTTCAAGCAATTCAAGTAGTAACCTGGATTGTAAAAGAAGCTTCGCAACGTGAAGAATTCGATCAAGTTGAGACAAAAGTTGTCAATCCTGCAGCAGAGCCTGCCACTGAATCAACAACACCTACTGCAGAGGCACCATACTAATGATATATCTATTTGAAATTTACGGATACAGACCTGGTGATGATAGTCTGAGTGTGATTGATCGAGTAGATAAGATACAAGAGATTGAATGGTGGCCTTGGTGTAAGTTGATCGCCGTCTATAGCGCAAAAACAAATATGGCCAGCATAGAGCATGTGTTTACTTCGAAGGCTCAGCTAGATGAGTTCTTAGCAGCAGTCAATCATGAAATAAATAGGCCAGCTATAAAAGACAAAAAGGCTGTAGAACTTACACCAAATATTTCTGATAAGATATTAACTGGAAACGTAGCAGAAGGAGTTACAACTAACTATACAACTCCAAACGCATCTGTGATGTCTAAAGAAGATTTTCTGCGTGCATTGGAAAAAGGCGTTGTATCTACTAATAGCTTACCACGTTACGATGAAAAAGCAAAAGCAGCACATTATCAGGGCTATTTTGTTGATAAAGAGCTAGGCATTGAGTTACAATGGATTGATGCTATCTCAAGAACCGGTAGATTCAAAGATCCTGAAATATTCGAGGCTTGCCTGGAACTTCTGGTAAGGAATTACCTTGATAGGCTAGGTCGTAAAGATGACAAACTCCAAGAATTAAAGAAATCTCGCTGGTACTTAGACTACTGGATTTCTTATGTTGAAAACAATTTGAAAAAGTAATAGTGAGGTGCCACGGATGGCGCATTCTATGGATCTAATAATAGATACTGAATCAGACAATCTTGCATTAAAGGCAAGTAAGATGTGGATATTAGTTGCAAAAGATAGACATGCTAATAATCTGCGAGTATTTGATAATAATGATGATAGCTGGAAGCCCCATCTCAGAGCTGCAAGCAGCATATCTTGTCACAATTTAATGGGGCATGATTTACCACTATTATATAAACTATTCAAATTCAGACCAAGTAAGACAACAGCACTAAAAGACACTTTGTTATTTTCACAGATCTTGAACTATAGACGATTTGGTGACAAAGGACACTCACTCGAAGCTTGGGGTGATCATTTAGGGATGCCTAAACAAGAGCATGAAGACTGGAGTAGATACACTCCTGAGATGCGTAGTCGCTGTGTAACTGATACTGAAATAAACGCTAAAGTTGATAAGATACTTATGGAAGAGTATGCTATACTTTACCATAAAAATCCTCTGATACGTACTCATTTGAAGGCCGAGCATGCAGTAGCAGAATGGTGTGCAAAAGCTCGTATGCATGGTTGGCTATTTGATCGTGTAGCAGGAGAGGCTCTTTTATTAAAACTCAGTGCTGAATCTAAGGCAATCAAAGAGGAATTAGAACCTGTATTAGGTGTTCGATTCAAGAATAAAGATCCTAAAGATGATTTTAAAAAACCAAAATGGTTAAAAACAGGTGAGTATGACTCTCATACAGCTAAGTGGTTTAGGGTCGATCCTTGGTCTGGTGCAATAGGAGAAGAGCGTTTAGTAGAGGGTCCCTACTGTCGTGTTGAACTGGTAGAATTGAAATTGAGCTCTCCAGCAGATGTAAAAATATTTCTATTTCGTAATGGTTGGGTTCCCACTGAATGGAATACAAAGAGAGAAGCTAATGGCAAATCTGTAAATACATCTCCGAAGATAACTGATGAAAGCCTGGAAATGCTAGGTGGGCATGGTCAGCTATATAGAAGGTATTCAACAACCAATTCACGGCTTGCTATACTTACTGGTTGGTTAGAGGCGTTAGATGAAAAAGATTATCTACACGGCGAAGTGTTCACTATTGGCACTCCTAGTTTCCGTGTTAGACATAAATTGATAGCTAATATACCATCTGGAGAAATCACTGATGACGGTGAATCTGTTTCTTTATGGGGTCCTGAAATAAGACGCTTATTCACCTGCCCTGAAGGTTGGAAGATAATCGGTGCCGACTCAGCTGGGAATCAAGCCAGAGGTTTAGCGTTCTATCTAAAGAATGATGAGTTCACACATGAGTTATTGAATGGTGATATTCATACATTCAATGCTAAAGCTCTTACAAATGCTTTGTTAAAGATGGGTATTGATCATCAAGTATCCCGCTCTATTGCTAAAAGGGTTCTGTATGCTTTCTTATTTGGTGCTTCTGGTAAAAAACTTTGGTCTTACATATTTGGATCGTTTAATGCAAAACAAGGTAATATACTTAAAGTTGAATTTACAAAAGCTGTTCCAGGGTTTGAAACGTTAGTCAATAAATTAATGTCCACCTATAATTACACTAAACAATTCGGGGAGCCCTATGTACCATCAATAAGTGGTGCTCCTGTTTACGTAGATAGCCCTCATAAACTGCTAGTATACTTGTTACAATCTTTGGAAAAAATAACTTGTAGCCTAGCCTTGATGCTATTAATGGAGTACTTAGATACAGCAAAGATAGAGTATGTACCCTTGATAATGTATCACGATGAGGTTCAATTTATGGTGAAAGAAGCTGATGCAGAAGAAGCTGCTAGATTAGCTAAACTTGCATTCAAAGAAGGTCCCAAATTGGTAGGTGTAGAGATCATGGATGGTGATTCTAAAATTGGTAATAATTGGCAGGAGACTCACTAATGAGTGAATATCAATGGCATAAAGGCTCGATTGTATTTGAAAATGATAAATCGTACAAGATATCACTGCCAGATGGTAATTTTATCTGGATGGTGAAATACCTTGTACCAGAACACACTGCCGACAGCATCCTCATAAAAGAATCTACGTATCAAAGAGCTTTGGATGAGTTACCGACATCCGATGAAATTACTGCGATACTTCAGAACAAAAACGCGTTCTTGGTCAATTTTGCACCTAACTTCGTTAGACATCTGATAGTGGATGCGATATCCCAAAAAGGTTATGTGTTTGTAAAATTGAAATCCAAATACTCAGTGTTCATTAAGGTTCCACTTAATGATGTACAAGAGTGGGTTAAGCTGTTGAAGAAGACAGCCAAAAATGGTTCTAAATATTGAGGAAATCATGACAGAAGAACAATACGTACTAACAAAAACGGCGGAAGAGCTTGGGGAACTTGCAGAGGCTTGCCTTAGAGCTCAAAAAGCTTTATTAAAAACTGTATATTTTGGTTGGAGTGAAATATCACTAAAAACCCTTAAAACCAATTATGAAGCAGTATCTGAGGAATTAGCAGATGAATATCTATGGATTGGCAATATTGAAAGTTCTATAGGAATTGACTTATTGCCAAAAGCTGAGTATGTTAGAAGTAAGCTTCAGACGTATTCAAAATATTTAGAAATCGCAATCGAGAATGGTCGTGT